TCAGCCCACGCGAGAAAGATCTAAAGTCCAGGTTTCGGCCACAGCATTGCCTGCAGAGGGTTTGACCCCTGCCAGCTTGAGCCTTGCATAAACTCGCCCGACAATTGGGCGTCTCGCTCCCGTCAGTACGTACTGCCACCCATTGTTGGCAAGCCATTGGATCTGCCGAGACGGCAACTGGTATCCCGTAATGGTCGCGAGCTCGTCGGTGGTCAGCGTTTCACCTTGAAAATCGATGACCATCGCCGCTCTGATAGATGTAGTCATGCTGCCTCCTTGTCATTCTTCCCTGTGCAGCAAATCGAATGCTGCAGCTGCCACTCGCGGAACTTGTCCATTTCCAAGGGCTTTAAGTCTGTCCAGCCGGTGGGCCACCCCATGAGCCACTCGACCCACGGCGGGTTCAGCTGGCCATGGTCGGAAGCCATGACTGCGTGGTCCAAGCGATCCCGGGCGCGGCTGGCTCCGGATCTGCGGGTCAGGGCGGCCGGCGACGATCCTTTGCACATGCTGGCAACGGGCGTTGGCCAGGTATTTGTGCTCGAGGATGATCGGCGTCTGCGCTGCAGTTGGTGCTGAGTGTGCGAGGGCCACTGTTTGACAGCGCTGCTCAACCCCCAGCTGGCATTCTTGCTGCTGCCTGGCTGGTTGTGACACCCATGGACGGTCGGTGTAGGCCACAAGCCAGATTCGGTTTCGTTTGTGAGGCGCGCCGAAGTCTGCCGCTGAAAGACAACGCCAGTGCGCGTCATACCCCAGGCGGGTAAGGTCACCGAGGACCACGGCAAGACCTCTTCCCACAAGCAGCGGTGAGTTTTCCAGCAGGACCCAGCAGGGTCGTACTTCACCGATGACTCGTGCCATCTCACGCCACAAGCCTGAGCGGCTTCCGTCGATACCTGCGCCGTTGCCGGCTGCAGAGATGTCCTGACACGGAAACCCGCCCGATACCAGGTCAACAATCCCTCGCCATGGGCGGCCGTCAAAACTGCGCACGTCAGCCCAAATCGGGAAAGCTGGGAGGGCTCCATCGTTTTGTCGTTGCGCGAGAACTTGTGCGGCGTAGGCATCACGCTCAACGGCGCAGATGGTGCGCCAGCCCAGGAGGTGGCCGCCGAGTATCCCGCCACCAGTTCCAGCGAAAATAGCCAGCTCATTCACTGCGCCTCCGGTCCAGCACGGACATCAGGTGGTGGACGTTATCCGGCAGCAGCCAGGTCTGGGCCATGTCGGCCAGAATGGTTTCGTTGCACAGGTGGGCGGCCTCCCAATCCACTGGCGTGATGGAGCGCCAGCCAAAAGTGAGCATGTATCGATGGCTGACCGGCTTGGCTTGAAGTTCCTCACCGGACTGGCCATACCCCTGAGCAAGCTGCGCGGGCGGGCGATTCCGCGCTCTCAGCGCTACTCCCGGTTTCGCTGCTCGGCGCAGCCTGACGTGGGGGGGAAGCGGCTTCGTGGCACCTGGCAGGGCGTGATTAATGCCTGCTGCTACGCAGCAGAGGCTTTTTATGCTGAGCGCGCTGACTCTGGCTCGTCTGCGAAGCAAAGCGGCCGAAGACTTTGCGTACGGGAATTGAACTTTCATATCGCTTTCCTTCGATGGTTGATAGCGAGTTGGTCCATCAACTGCTGAAAATAAATGTCGCGGGCTTTCTGTATGCTCCAAGGCTGTATGGTCTGGTCCATGGGCGAAGCGTGGGTATTGGATCTGCAGGCCGGATCGGCGTTTTTGACAAGGTCGCGGCGCTCTGGGGCTGTGACTACTCGATCTGCGTTGAGAACGGATTCCGGCAACTGTGGATCGATGTCGAACCGCTTGCAGATCCGCGCCCAGTGCAACCGTTCAAGATCCCGGTAAAACATGACGCACTGTTTCATTGGTTCGATCATGTGGCCGATGTACGCCTCGGCCGCATTGTGGAGCAGGGCCGTAAGACGGTCTTGCGGTGGCACAAGATCGGCGACCAGGCATGAGTGCTGCGCCACGCTGTAGAACGTGTTTGTGTGGCCGTTGAAGCGACAGAGATGTGCCAGTGAGTGGGCAATGTCGCGCGGGTCAATGTCATCGGCCACCGGAGTGATCAGGCTGTAGTGTTTGCCCAGGTATGTGGTGAACGCCGTCATGCCGCCAGTGCCTTCTCTTTAGGTCGAAGAAGGTCCGCAAGGCTCAGGGCTCTTGCGCGCAAGGCAACAGAGCGTTCGGCTTGTGGCTTGGAGGAGAGCGCCTTGAAGGTGCGTGAGCAGAGGTCAAGGTGGTCTGCAATATCCACCAGAAGGGCGCGCTCTGTTTCCCCCATTGCTGACTTGGCAAGTGCCCAATTCGCGATCACGCGTTCTTTGCTGCAGTCTGCGCGCGATCTGTCCAGGTCTACCCGCAGTTGGGCAATCGTCACGCTGCGGAAGAGGGCCGCGGTGTCGTCTCCATCGACGATGCCCCGTTTATAGCCGTCCCGGCGTCCGGCCCAATAGCCCATGGCGACAAGCACACAAGCCATAACAGTTAATGCGATGAGGGCGTGAATTTGCGTGTCAGTCATTGTGGTGTGCTCCGGTTTTAGGGCCGGTGGTGTCGGCCGTCAGGGGTTGGGGCTGTTCTGCGGCGCGGCTCATCGATTCGTCTGCGCTGTACGCAGAAGCCTCGACGAGCGCGGCGATATGCCGGATGTAGATGAACTTCGGCGCCTTGCGGCTGCAGTCCAGGGTGGTGACCGGCAACTGAATTCGGCCGCTCTCAATCTCGGATTGAAAAGACCGTTCGTTGAGGTTCCGGAAGTACCTGGCGCGCACTTGATCGATAGGGATCAGGACGTCGCCAAAGGTGCGATACAGCAGCTCGACGGTAACTGCTTCCGGTGCTTGCATAAGCCGTAGCGGAGGTTGGTGTGTGGTGTTCATTGGCTTTCCGTGCGTGATTTCCGTTTGGGGTGTTGCCAGGCGATCAGGCAGTGCGTTTTTGTCAACTCCCGCAGGTGCTCAGGGACTTCAAGGAGCGCAGCGTTGCGCTCCTCTTTGGTCCGTAGAGCGATGATCTGGCGAGCGTATTCCCTAGGCCACGTCATGGTGGTCAGCCGGTGTGGCGGGCAGGGCAAGACCGAGTTGATCGGCCAGCCATGGAAGGCCGGCTTGCCTGACCCTGGTCGACTGGGTGTATTGCATGCCCAACTGCAGGTGATACCAACTCCCGTTTTTGACCCTCAGGTAATCGCGGTGACGATTCGGGTAGGCGGGGAGGTTAAGGTCGTTCAGCAGGCCTTTGGCGCGCATCAAATTGATGAGCTTTGGCCGGGTGGTGCCGAAGTGCTTCGCGGTTTGTTGGAGGCTGCGTTCCATGCTGCACTCCTTAAGCCGCGTGCGCTGATGAAGCAGCGCTCGCCCTTTGGTGGACGGGGTCATTCGGGCCGTTTGCGATTTCCTCAATGAACTCTGCCAGTTTGAAGTGCATGTTCTTCGTGTTCGGAAGGATCAGCGAGTGTCGCTCGCTGCATAGCTCAACGGTGAAGTGCGTTTTATCTTTGCAGCGGTCGACCTGCAGGCGGAACGCAAGGCGCTGGCGCGGCTGGATGGTCCGCAGCGTGTGAGTGAATGTCGCATTGAGGTTCACCTGCGCACTGAGAAGGCACAGCGTGCGCTCGTCGATTTTGAAGGGTGTCATGCTGCACGCCCCCCGCCGTTGGGTGTAGGAGGGGTGGGGCCTGTAGAGAGGATGGCCTTCGGTTTGGTGGGTGCGAAAGTGCAGCCAGACTCACGGGCCTGGCGGCGGGTTTCGAAGATCTGGAACGGGTTTGCAGCGGCCGGGTGGACGTGCAGGGTTGCGGTGGTGTGCATGGCGGTTGCCTCGCTCTGTGGTGGAGAGTGAAGCAAATATCAATTCTTGGTTGATAAATGTCAAGCGGTGGTTGATGTTAATTTTGGATCCTCAATGATGGCAATTTGTAAATCTTCAGGTAGGATGGTGCGAGGAAACGTCGGTATCCCATACAAATGATTTTGCACGAGCGAACTCTATTCGTCTTAACGGTCTTGATGCTATTGCTATTCTTTGGATTTGAAATGGCGCGATTAAGTAAAATTTATGAGCGTCTATATGCTCGTTTTGCAGCGATATTTAATGATCGCAACACTTCTGTAGAATCAGATTCTCTTACGAAGATGCTGTTCAAATTAATCACCTTGGCAGTGGTCTCTGCAATAGTGCTCTTTGCCATCGATCTGGTTTTAATTAGACAAGACCCTAATGTTGGCGGGGTGTTTGGGGATTTTTTTGGAGGTGTACTCAATCCTATATTTACATTTCTCACTTTTCTGGGATTGATTGTTACAATCGTAATTCAGCGACAAGACCTAAGATTGTCGAGAGTTGAATATGAAAAAACGGCTGAAGCTCTCGCTACTCAATCGGTAGAAAATACATTTTTTAACTTGCTCGATCTGCATCACAAAATTGCGGAAAACCTGAAGTTTGACTTGAGCACAGTTGCAAATAACTCTTATTTGACAAATGCATATTTGCTTAAACATCTTAAGCCGCATGAAGTCGCTTCGGATGGCAGGGCTGTCTTTGACGCTATAATAAAATACCTTTCTGCAGATGCAGCATCACCGCTACAGATTAAGACTAAATATCTGCGTATACAGGAAAGTCATAATCATGTGCTTGGACATTATTTTAGGAATCTGTATCAGGCAATGAAGTTTATTGACGGCTTCGATGAAGGGGTTGTGTCGCGTTCGCGGAAGTTTAAGTACGCGAGCATTCTAAGAGCGCAGCTTTCAACAAAAGAATTGGTTTTGCTTTTCATTAATTGCTTAGATGGGGTTTGTGATAAAGGCCAGTTCAAAAACCTATTGGTAAGATATGCAATGCTCGAGCATCTTCCTTGTAAGATCACTGATGCTCACTGCTACATTGGAGGCGGCGAAGGTCTTCGGGTTGATAGGAAGATGGTAATTCAGTACGCGCGCGAGAAGACCTTTAAAACCATAGACCTGGTTAAGACGTATGGTGGCGCTTTTGGAAAAAATCCCAGTATCCCATATGATTTGGCTAGACGGTTGGTGGAGGATGAGTAGCTTTTTATTTAAGTGGGGCTATCGCCTCACGTCAATTAGTGAGCGGTTCAGCTAGTTCTAAGTGCTTATAAAAATTGCAGGGATGGCATGTTTAACAGTTCTCGTTTTATTGTACTGCCGCCCAAAATTATGGTGGAGGATCGATGAAGTGTTTAATCTCGAGCTGTTCATGCAGGTCAGTGGCAAGCTGATTGTAGGGTTGTTTTTATAATTTTAAAGGTCAATATTGTTGAGGTCTTGATGGACGATAATAGTTTCAAAGTTTCGCTTGGGGGCGTTATCACATCTGGTGCTACTCTCATTGGTGGGACTGCGGGGATACTGATATGGGTTTTCACTCAATATATCATCCCCCTGCAGATATCTAGCTATACTCAGAAAAACTCTGAACTAGATAAGCAAGTGCTGGAGTTGAAGGGTGAGTCTTCCGCTCGTGCATCTTCCATCGTTGATTTAGAATCTAAGCTCGCCAATGCTCTAAGTAAAATGGCTGAGAATGAGAAGAATTATGTACACAGGATACGGACTCTTGAGAGCAAAGGATTGTTTATTGTTGGTGATCCTTATCCTTTTCTCCTTGGGAAGGTTAAATTGGGCGATCCGATTGGCAAGCTGAAAGATGTGTATCCTGTTGAAAGCGTTAGCGCTTCAGATGGTGATGTGGTTAGACCATACTTTATCGTTAACGACGTAAGTTCTGTTTTTTCAAGAATTACATATTTTTATGATAAGAAGAGTAACAACGTCACATCAGTGTCTTTCAGGCTCAACGACGAGCTTGCGCAATACAAGGACTTTATTGTGGATAGAGCTTCCGAGGCTCTTGGTAAGCCTTATAGGTCCTCTGTCAGGGCTGCTTATAGGTGGGAGTACAGTAAAACTGTGTCCGCATATATAATCTTAGGCGATACTTATCAGCTCATGAGTAATGATTATGTTCCCGTGATTTGGGAGGATTGATTACGACTGAAGGCATTGCCGCAGTCAGATCAGACAAAGCTGTCCTCAGGATCAACGGTTGATGCCTACTCCGAAAGAAACGAACCTATGACCTTTCCACAAATATGTCTGTCATTTGTTATGTCTATTATCGGGTATTGCGGATTTATTGGACGCAGGTAGCTCCGCCCAGCATCCTCTGTCAAGACTTTGAAAGTCATTTGGTTAGTATCTGGGACTTTGGCAATGACTTTGTCCCCTGTTCGGACTTCAGCATCAGGGTCGATGAAGATTATGCAGCCGTCAGGATAGCTCCTATCCTGACCAATACTCATCATTGAATCTCCCCGCACGCGTAGCGCAAACCCATTCTCGCCGATGGCCACAGGACAATATATCCAACTCTTTCCATGGGGATAATTGCGGTTCTTTGCCTCGCGGGATGTTTTTAAACGGTCCCAAGGAATCAACGGTACTTTTCCACCAAGGGAGTGGTCTCCAGGGAGAGTAGTGTACGTTGAACCGTTAATGGCGGAAGTACCAGGAGTTTTGGGCAATACACCGTATTCTAGCCATTCTCTGCGAACATATAGCCAAACGCACAGTGTAGCCAAGCTATCGGGCTCCGCCATAGCCTCGCCATTGAGCCATTTGCTCACAGCCTGAGTCGTCTTGTTCACACCACGTGCCTTGAGTTCTTTCTGGACATCAACGCCACGGCCACGGGACCTGACGCCCGCATCATCCAACGCTTCATGCAGACGCAAGCTGAAAGCCAGACGAATTTCGTTTTTATCAACCATCTGTTGAAAATCTCATAAAGCTTGCGCAATTGTCAGTTGATTAGTAATATCAACCGAAAGTTGATTTGAGGACTTTCCATGCTTGATCCCAACGAATACCCCAACGCCGTCGCCTTTGCGTTTGACGCGGCTGGAGGCATAGGCGCAGCGGCAAGGGCCTGTGGCAGAAGCTATCAGGCCCTGAGCAAATGGCGCTCAGCTTCAAGGCTGCCACGCACCGACTACACAGGTGAAACCAGCTACGCGATACATTTGGCTAGAGCAGCTAAGCAAAATGGCAACCCGTTTGACGCTGAATGGCTACTTCAGGCTTCGGCTCCTACTCGAGCCGCTGCGTGAACGGAAAAAAGGCGACCCAAGGCCGCCCAGTTCCCCCCGACAGCATCACCACAATGCTGTCAGGTCTCGGAAGCGGCTGACGTGCACACCACATGCCGTCAGTCACTGCCGAGTTTCCAAGGCACGGATGCCTTGGTGTTGCTGCCGTCTCCACCACAGATAGGGCAGCGGTTGCGCCAGAGGTGAGCAATGGATTGTTCGCCTCGGCACGGTGCCGGTTTCGACTTTACGGGTCTATCCGGCGTTTGGGCCTCTCAGCCACGCGGGCAATTTACCACCATTGCGTCCCGCGCGGCACTGGCAACTTGAAAGGATTAATGCCATGAGCCGTAACAACTTAGCTATCCCGAAGGACTCTGAGCGCCCCTTCAACATCTATGCCGATGATTTCGGGGTCGCTGTAGGGCTTCAGATTTCGCTCACCCGAATCGAGGGTGACCTCATTGTGGTGAGGTGCGCGCATTACGGTCGGGTGTTCGAGGTCTACGGCCCGACCACGCCGAGTCGAGCATTGGAAATGGCCGGAGATCTTATTCAGGGTTTGCAACCGTTACCTTCCCGGTCGTCTTGCTCCGCGATACATGCTCGTTGAACTCCATTTGGACGAGCTTCTCTCCTCGAGTTTTCAGCCGGTAGAACTCCAGGCCGCTGAAGCTGATCTCGAAATCATCGGGATAGCCGGAAAGCATTTCGCGCAAGCTCTTTACGGAAATTGTCGGGATGTGATCAGGCATCGTTTTCGTTCCTTGATGTTGTTTCTGGATGGAAAGCCAGGGCAGGAAGCCCTGCTGAATATGCCGTCTCTCTTGGGGAGTAGGCAGATATTGCGGCAGATGTGATTGATGGATCGTTCACTTCGGCGCGTTCCGGGTGCCGGTTTTACGGGGCCGCATCCGGGGTTAGGCCTCTTTGCCGGGCGTAAATGTACCACCACTGCATACGACCGGCGTCGGCACACTATTAAGGGAATTTTAGTCATGAGCCGTATCGCATTGAATTGCGTTGATCGGGCGCGAAGGGAGGTTCTCCCGCTCGAATTGGCGCTGTACCACGCCGCACGGGACTACCCGGGCGGAGCTGCTGCGATTGCTGCCACCACCGGCAGGAACGCGTCAACGCTGCAGCACAAGCTTTCACCCACGCATCCCAGCCACACCGTCAATGTGCAGGAGTTCGGCGAGATCCTCGAACTGACGAAGGATCGCCGCATCCTGGATGCGGTGCATGCGTTGGTGGGGGACACCATCTGGCACGACCTGGCAGAGGCTTACACCAACGATATGCCAGAGACGCTGACTGTCGGCATCGCCGCGTATTTTCGGCAGGTTGCTGACCTGGCGGACGTTTGGGCCAAGAGCATTGGTGACGGGCAGATCGATGATTCTGAACTGGCCGAGATCCGGCTGCAGGTTTTTCGCGGGGTTCAAGGGTTGCTGGGGCTGTTGAACCGCGCCAGTTATGTCAACCGGACGACACGGGGGCATGACCGTGGATAACGCCGATTTCGTCACCGAACTCAATCTCAGATCCATGGATGAGGCGCTTGCTGTTCGGCGGTCTGCTGAGCCCCAGGAAAAAACTGCGTCCATGCACTGCATTGAGGCGATGTGTGGGGCTTTGATCCCATGGCAGCGGCGCTTCGCGGTTGCAAATTGTTTGCGTTGCATGAAGTGCCAGATGATTTTGGAAGGACAGGGAGTCGGTGATGCTGGATGAGGTTTTAGGTCAATTTGCGGATTATGGGTTGGAGCCTGAGCAGCCACTGACCTTCGGAAAGTTGACCCGCTGCAAGACGTCGCAGGACAACGGCAAGGAAAAAAACGGCTGGTACGTGGTGCACGAGCACCGGACAGCGAAGGGTGAGACGCTGATTTTCGGCAGCTTTGGTGATTGGCGTTCTGGTGAGTCGCAGAAGATCAAGGTCAAAGCGGGGCGAATGAGCCAGGAGGAGCGCGAGGTGATGCGCGCTCGACAGGAGGAGGCAAAGCGCCGGGCGGCGGAGATCGCAGCCAATGCGGCTCGGCGTGCTGCGAACCGGGCCGGTCGGTTGTTCCAGCAGATGCCGGAGCAGGGCAAGAGCGATTATCTGGATCGCAAGCGAATCGTAGGTCTTGGCGTGCGTTATGCGCCACGCACTGGCGCAGTCCTGGTGCCGATGTGCAATGCCCGCGATCAGATCGTCGGCCTGCAGGTGATCTTTCCAGAAAAGCAGGAGGCGACCGGGCGGGACAAATCCTACTGGCCGTACGGGATGTCGAAAGAGGGCGCGTTTCACCTGATCGGCCCGCACCCGGAGCCAGGTGAGCCAGTGCTGGTTTGTGAGGGCTATGCGACCGGTGCAAGCCTGCATATGGCGACCTCGACGACGGTAGCGATTGCGTTCGATGCGGGCAATCTGCGGGAGGTCGCGAAGGCGATGCGTGATCGGTTCCCGGGGCGCCCCTTGATTGTCTGTCGGGACGATGACTGGAAGACCAAACGCCCGAATGGTGAGCCTTGGAACCCTGGAGAGGAGAAGGGCACCAACGCCGCTTTGATCGTTGGCGGTCAGGTGGTGGGGCCGATCTTCTCGGGCGCCCGGGAAGACAAGTGGACCGACTTCAACGATCTGCATTGCGCAGAAGGGCTTGATGCGGTTCGGCGTCAGGTGATGGCGGTGATCAAGCCACCTGCCGTTGGCGGCTGGCGCGATCAACTGGCCCGCACGGAGAACGGTTCCCTAATTGCGCACATGTCGAACGTCGAGATGATCCTGGCCAATGATGAGCGCTGGAAAGGCGTGGTGAGTTACTGCGCGTTCAGTTCGAAGATCGTGAAGCTGCGAACGCCTCCCTATGGCGGTGATACCGGCGACTGGGCCGACATCGATGACACGCGGGTGATGAAGTGGCTGGCCCAGGAGTACAACCTGCGGGTGAAGCCGTCGAGCGTGATCGAGGCGGTGAGTGTTGTGGCACATGACCACGCATTTCATCCGGTCCGGGAGTATTTGCATGGGCTGGAATGGGACCGAGTCCCGCGCCTCGACAGTTGGCTGACGGAGACTATGGGCGTTGCCCCGACTGATTACGTCGCGAAGGTGGGCAAACGCTGGATGATCTCGGCGGTGGCGCGGGTGATGAAGCCTGGCTGCAAGTCAGATTCGGTACTGATCTTGGAAGGTGCCCAGGGCGCCGGTAAGTCGACCGCCATGCGGATCCTGGGCGGCGACTGGTTTATGGACACGCCTTTCTCCCTGGGAGACAAGGACGGGTTTCAGGCGATCAGGGGCAAGTGGATCGTCGAGCTGGGCGAGCTAGATAGCTTTAACAAGGCAGAAAGCACGAAAGCGAAGCAGTTCTTCTCGGCGTCGACGGACACATACCGCGAGAGCTACGGAAGAAGAACGAACGACGTACCACGCCAGTGTGTTTTCGTGGGTACTACGAACCAGGGCGAGTACCTGAAGGACGCAACCGGTAACCGTCGTTACTGGCCGGTGGCGTGCACGAAGGTTGAGCTGGAGACGCTGCGAAGGATCCGCGATCAGCTATGGGCTGAGGCGATGTTCTGTTATCTCGCCGGTGAGCTTTGGTGGGTGAACCCGGAGGAGGCGGCACTGTTCTCCGAGGAGCAGGACGAGCGATTTGTGGTGGATGAGTGGGAAGGGCCGATTCTTACCTGGCTTGAAGAGTCGCAGATCGGCGAGACCACCACCGGGAGTGAGATTCTGTCGCAGTCTTTGAAGTTGGACTTCGGCCATTGGGGTAAGCCTGAGCAGATGCGCGTCGGGGCGATCATGCACCGTCTCGGCTGGCGAAGGGTGCGGCTCGCTGCATTGGCAAAGAGCAAGGTCCGGCCTTGGGGTTACCGCAAGCCAGATGGCTGGGGTGGTGCATGCCATTTGACGGTTGAGCCGATGAAGGAGCCCTGCTTTTGATCAAGCACATTGATGAGATGTTGAAGCTTTGGGCCGAGGATCTGCACTCCCCACACCAGTATGAAGCCCCAGGCGCGGGCGGGAACATGATCGCCATGCTGATGGAATGCAAAGGGGAGCTGATCCGGGGGACTCGGGGGAGCCGCGTGCTGCTCGATGAGTCTGCCGACATCGAGCTTATCGTGAACAAGCACCTGGCTCCGGAGTTGGCGTTAGTGGTGCGGGAGCACTACTGCAATCACGAAAGTCTTTTGCGGCAGAAGTACACGCACTGTGGCTGCAGCCGCGACACCTACTACCAGCGACTGCATGACGCGCATGTGTGCATCGCCGGCATGTTGATGGGGAAGGCTGCTTGATCGTTCGCCGGTCCCTGTTCGCTGTGTTTTTGGCCCGCCTTGTCCCTCTGCGTTTGCGCAGCGTGGGACAAGCGCGGGCCTTGTCGTTGTTGGTCTGTCCCACTGTCCCGCTTGTTAGCGCCCTCACGCATGTGAGCGTAGCGGGCGGGCAGATACGCGCGCGTCACGCGCAGGCGTGTTTTTACTTTCTCTCTTTACACGGAAAAGTAGAGATATAAGTGGGACAGTGGGGTATAGCCTTGATTTGCGGGGCTCTTAGCTGACCCACTAGGTTTTGGGGCATTGGGACAGCCCAACCTTGCATCAGAAGCGAATAGCCGAGGGAGGGTATTCGTCGACATTGCCGGGGCGTTGGTGCAGCGTTGACTACATATTCGCCGGTGGCGTTAGAACAGGCTTGCTGCCACCGGAATCGACCTGTAAAAAGTAGTCATCTTTGATAGGTGCGAGCGCAGCAAGCGCTTACAAATGGGCCGGCCCAGTGAGCCGGTTTTTTTATGCCTATTGGCCGTGCTCGCCTTGGGTGTTGGTTGCTTTAACACTGTCCTTCCCTATCCAGTATCCGGCCAGGAAAAGACCAAAGTGTCCATAGATCAGGGCATTCCACAGATTCATCAGCAACCAGAGCACGTCTTTTCGGGTCAATGGCTCATCGCTGGTACCAAATTTAACGATCTGGACAACTGAGACTACCACGATGCCGATAGCGCAAGAGTAGGCAGTCCAGCGGATGGCAACCGTTCTAACCTCCGCCCGCTTTTGGTGTGAAAGGCTGATGTATCCGATAACCAAACCCGCAATAGCCGCAACCGCCTGCAGCACATCAAGCCAAATCCCCATAAGCATTCCTCTACCAATCGTGGATCAAATGATATTTCTTTGATATCGCAGGAGGAAGATTTTCACAATGGATCAACATGACGAGTGAACAGCAAACCTTGGCAGACATGCCAATCTGGATGGTAATCCTTCTTTCCATGCTGGGCGGCATCTCTGGTGAGATGTGGCGAGCCGACAAAGCCGGCATGCGGGGCTGGACGCTGATGCGGCGGCTGGCGTTACGATCTGGCGCCTGCGTCGTTTGCGGCGTTTCGACAACTATGCTTCTGTACGCAGCCGGGGTCTCGATGATCACGGCCAGCGCGGCGGGGTGCCTCACTGCGATGGCCGGGGCTGATGTGGCAATTGGATTGTACGAGCGGTGGGTCGCTAAACGGCTCGGCATCCTCGATGCCCCGCCGGGCGCGGGCGGATCCCGCGAGTGACCCTGACCCTGGGCCCGAGACAGGCCGGGGACCCTGTGACCTAGCACGGGGTACGGGGCAGGAAACCCGCGGGACTTTGTTAGCGGGAGGTTCACCAGCTTAGTGAACCGAGTGAACGGGTGAACAGCCCGTATTTATTGGGTGAACTGGATTATCAACATGACCGTCATCAGCAAATCTGAGTTTGCGGCGCGGCGTGGCTGGGCGAAATCGTACGTTTCCAAACTCGGCAAACAGGACCGCTTGGTGCTCACCGACGAAGGCAAAGTCGACCTGGAAGCCACCGAGCTGCTACTCGCATCATCTGCCGATCCCAGCAAAGCGGCCGTCACCGCACGGCACGATCAGGTGAGAATTGAGCGCAACGTTCATTCGCAGCTGTCGATAGCCGCCGAACAACCTGCGGTGCAGCCCACCGGCAAGGCGCCGGACTTCCAGAAGGCCCGAGCACACCGCGAACACTTCCTCGCCCAGCTGGCCGAGGCAGAGTTCTACAAAGTCCAAGGCAATCTTGTCGACCGCGACGCCGTCTCCAAAGCGGCATTTACGGCCGGCCGCATGCTGCGCGACCTGATCTTCGGGCTGTCGCCTCAGTTGGCCCCCGAGCTGGCCGCGATGACCGATCCCTGGCAGATCGAAAAACACCTCACCGGCACGTTCCGGCGCGTCTTTACCGACGCGAGCCGGATGAATGCTGCCGACCTTGAGCAAGCAATGACACAAGGCTGACCTATGCAACCTGGATACGCAGACGGTGCTGATGTGTACCGAGAAGCGTATCTGCGCGGCCTGTTGCCCGACCCTGATTTGTGGGTCGATGAATGGGCCGACGAATACATGCGCATCCCGCGTGACACCGGTGCCGCCGAACCTGGCAAATACCGCACCTCGCGTACACCCTACGCCCGGGAGCCGATGCGATGCCTGTCACCGGCGCACCCCTGTAAGCGCGTGGTCACTATGGTGGCCTCGCAGTTGATGAAGACGCAGATCGCGCTGAACTGGATCGGTGGGCTGATCCACATGGCGCCGTCGAACATTTTAACGCTGCTGCCAAGCCTGGGCCTCGCCAAGCGCGTTTCATCACGGATCGGCAAGACCATCAAGGCAACACCGGTTCTGAACGAGCGTGTGGCCGCCAGTCGCTCGCGTGACGCGCGCAACACGATGGACACCAAAGAGTTCGAAGGCGGCTCGCTCTACGTCACCACAGCAGGCTCAGCGGCCAACCTGGCCGAATTGTCGGCACGCTATATCTACGGCGATGAGGTCGACCGCTGGGATGTGGACGTAGGAGAAGAGGGCGACCCCATCGAACTGGCCGAAACCCGAGGCAGCACTTTCGGCCGAAACGCCAAGTTCTACTTTTCCAGCTCGCCAACGATCAAGGGCGCCTCCCGGATCGCTGACCTGTTCGACACCAGTGACCAGCGCTACTACTTCGTCCCATGCCTCACCTGCGGGCACATGCAGACCTTGGAGTGGGAGCGGCTGCACTATTCAGCCGATCTTAGCGTGGCCCATTACGAATGCGCCGGTCCCGACTGTGATGTGTTGATCGAGGAGCATGAGAAAGGCGAAATGCTCGCACGCGGCCAATGGCGCGCAACGGCGACCGGCGATGGCGAGACGGTAGGCTTCAACCTCAACGCCTTGTACTCGCCGCCTGGCTGGATGGATTGGCGGGCCCTGGCGAAGCAGTTCGAGAAAGCCAAGAAAGCCCAGGCGAAAGGCGATCTGGAACCCATGCAGGTGTTCTACAACACCCGCTTGGCGAAAGTTTGGGACAGCGCACAGGAACAAACCAAAGCGGAAGTGTTGATAGCGCGAGCGCGCCAAGAGACGTACACGCTTGGCTCGATCCCTGTCGGTGTTCTCATGATTACCGGCTCCGTGGACGTACAGGCCAACCGGCTGGAATTCATGGCCATAGGGTGGGGCGTCGGCATGGAACGCTGGGTCGTGGACTTACAGGTGGTGGCCGGTGACCCGGCAGACGAGCGAACTTGGACGGCTCTGGACGAACTGCTCAAGCAACGTTACCGACATCCGTCCGGTGTCGGCCTGACGATCCTTGCCACCGGCGTCGACTCTGGTGGGCACCACACCGACGAGGTCTATCAGTTTTGCCGCGTGCGACGCTGGCGTAACGTTTTCGCACTCAAAGGCGCGAGCAAGCCAGGCAAGCCTGTGATCGCACAGCGGCCATCAGTGGTCGACGTGACCTGGAAGGGCCAGACCGAACGCGGCGGCGCCGAGCTGTGGATCGTCGGCACCGACACGGCCAAGGACTGGATCTACAACCGTTACCCATTCGAATCAGGTCCGGGAGCGTTGCACTTCGCTAATGACCTGCCGGATGAGTTCTTCGCCCAGTGTGTGGCCGAGCGCAAGGTTGCCCGGTACGTGCGAGGTCACAAGCGTATCGAGTGGATCAAAGGCAAGGCCGAACGTAACGAAGCGCTCGACCTGATGGTTTACAACCTGGCGATGGCGCATTACCTGGGCATCGCGCGTTACAAGGAGCATGACTGGGACAAGGTGAGGCAGGCGTTAGCGCAGTCTGGGTTGTTCGATGAGGCGCATTTGAGCACGCGGCCAAGCGTGGGGACTGTGAGTTCGGCACACGCAAGTGTTCAAGCAGATCTGTCGGAAGGACCCACGCGCAGTGAAGTCTCAGATCCAGCGCGCGTGTCAGGACATCCGCGAACCTCCGCTCGCCGCACTTCGACGAGCGGGTATCTGAAGCGTCGCTAAATTAGTTAGGAAGTCCCACATATGGGCTTATAAGCCGAACGCCTACGCCCAAGGCTTGAGAGAAAAGACCTCGCATCGCTTCTTTGCCACCGGTCTTGGCCGCATTTGCAAGTTGTTCGCCAATCGATGGGTCGCCTTTCAAGCTGCCCGGGATGGCCCTCAGAACCTCAAGCCCTTTTGCAGTGAGTACAACATCACTTACTCGACTGTGATGGTAGCCGTCAGCTGAGACATAACCGGCCTTTTCAAGCCATTGGACTGTGGCGAGAAAGAACTCCCCGTCATCGATTATTACGTCTTGTTGGAATGTCTCGTTCCACTCGGTAGCGGGGTCGAGATAATCCTCGGTCGCGAGCTCTGTGGGCAGAGGGAAATTCTCATACAACTCTGCGAAAACTCGACTCGCGATATCGTCGAATCTCTGAATATTAGAGACAGCCATGTCTGAGTACTCCTGAGTAAACGCGCAACGTGCGCAAGGCTTAAACCACCACTGAACAGAAATAGTTGCGCTGGATGATCGCCGATCCTGGCGACGCCGAACTCATCCCCGGCACCAGAGCTTATGGATGACGGTCTTTTACCGCACGGCGCTCAGCCGCTCAAGAGTAAGCCTCCAATGTCATTTACCCCAAAACACCTCGAAGCCGTCGAGGCGGACATCGCGCGTGGCGAAAAGACCGTGCGCTACACCGACCGCACGGTTGAATACCGCACCGTCGATGAGCTGCTCAAAGCACGCGAAGAGATCCGCAGCTCGCTGGCCAGTTCTGGCAAACCGCGTTCCCGCGTATACCGCATGTACCACGGCGGAAAGGGGCTCTGATGGCACGCTACCCGACGCTCTCCCGTAACGGGTTCCTGCTGCCGGAGCGCATCAAGGCCAGTTACGACGGCGCTGGAGAAGGGCGCCGCTCGGCGACCTGGGATGCGCCGGACGGCAGTGTAAACAGCCTGATGATGCCAGCCCTGCGTAACCTGCGAAGTCGCTCTCGCGCTGCCGTCCGTAACGACCCGTACGCCTTCAACGCCATCGACAAACGCGTCAGCAACCTGATCGGCGCCGGCATCACCCCTCGGCCAACGATGGACGACCCGTCGCTACGCAAGCGGCTGCAGGAGCTTTGGATGGATTGGGTCGACGAGTCCGACGCTGATTGCGTTACCGACTTCTACGGCCAGCAAGCGCTGATCGCTCGAACCGTGGAAACGGCGGGCGAGTGCTTCGTGCGCCTGCGACCTCGCAGTCTGGACGAGGGCCTCGCCGTACCGATCCAACTGCAGACCCTGGCACCCGAGTTCGTCCCCCACGACAAGTTCGAAACCGCGAGTAACGGCAACGCGATCCGGGCCGGCATTGAGTTCGAACTCTCGGGCAAACGCGTGGCGTACTGGATGTATCGCTCGCACCCTCGCGAAGCATCGGGTCTGAGTAGCGGGTACAACCAACTGGTACGAGTGCCCGCCGCGCAAGTGCTGCACATTTTCGAGCCTATCGAACCTGGGCAACTGCGCGGTGCGCCGCGTCTGTCGCCAGTCCTCAAGCGCTTGCGCAGCCTGGACAACTACGATGACGCCGTGCTGTTCCGACAGGAGGTGGCCAACCTGTTCGCTGGGTTCATTACGCGACCGGCGCCGGATGCAGGGCCAGTGCCTCGCGATCCGGTGACCGGGAGTCCGCTCAGTCCAGATACCGACGGCTTTACGCCGATGGTCGCTCTGGAGCCCGGCACCATGCAGGAGTTGGGCGCGGGTGAAGAGGTCGAATTTTCCAAGCCTCCTGACGCGGGCAATAACTACCCGGATTTTATGCGGCAGCAGTTGATGGCGGCAGCGGCCGGGAGTGGCACACCTTACGAATTGCTGACCGGTGATATGAGGGACGTGAACGACCGTGCCTTGCGCGTCGTACTGAACGAGTTCCGACGGCGGCTTGAGCAACTGCAATTCAGTGTCTACGTCCACCAACTTTGCCGCCCGGTGCGCGCGGCATGGATGGACATGGCCGTGTTGGCGGGCGAACTGGATTTGCCGGACTACGCAAGACGTCGTCGGGAATATCTGCGCACACGCTGGGTACCACAGGGCTGGGCCTACATTCATCCAGTGCAGGACGTGCAGTCTCGGATTCTGGAGGTTAACGCCGGTTTCGCCTCACGTAGCGAAATGGTGCTGCGTACCGGGTACGACGCCGAAACTGTCGACGCGGAAAACGCTGCCGACCAGAGTCGCGCCATGTCGATGGGCCTCAACTACAAAACTCTCAGCACGTTCGACTCACCGGACGAGAAGGAACAACCATGACCCAAAAAACAGTGCCGCGCATTTATGACAGCGCAGGTAAACAGCTACCGGTCTCGGAGAAAAGCTGGTACTTCCTACAGGCGAACGGCGAAGCCGAGCAGCGCACGATTGAAGTGTACGTGTATGGGGAAATCGGGGGCTGGGGCATCACGGCCAATCAGTTCGTGCAGGATCTGCGGGCCGTCGACGATGGCGTCTCGCCGATAGTCGTGGCATTCAACAGCGGCGGCGGTGATCTGTTCGACGGGCTCGCCATGCACAACGCGTTGTCGCGGCTCGGCTCGCGCTGTACGGGTCGCGTAGACGCACTGGCAGCAAGTGCCGCGAGCGTCGCCGTCTGTGGCGCACATCGCGTTGTCATCGCTGCCAATGCCATGCTGATGATTCACAACCCGTGGACCTATACCAGTGGCAACGCCGATGATTTTCGACGCGTGGCTGACGTACTAGACCAGACCTTCGAAGCCATCATCGCAGCATACAAAGCCAAGGCGCCGAATGCTGACGACGCCGAGCTTCGGCGTCTGGTCAACGCTGAAACCTGGCTCACGGCTACCGAGGCCGTCGAGTTGGGGCTTGCCGATGAAGTTGGTGACGGCATCGAAGTCAAGGCGTGTCTAGGGCAGGGAGCCGTGCTGCACCGCTACCGGCATGCACCCCAGGCTTTGATGGACCTGATCGAGGGTGCAGCAGAGCCCGTCATCGAATATGAACCGCCCCAGCAGCCGACAGAGCAGGCAGAGACGATCGCAAATCTCGCTTTGATGATTACCCAAGGCTGTAGAGAAGCCGGGATCAGCAATCTGATCGAACCGTTGATTCGAACAACGCAACTGGCTAGTGAGCCCGCCGTGCAGGCAGCGCTTAAACGCGCTAAAGCCGTTCGAGATCTGTGCGTGGCGGCGAGACTGCCAGATCTGACCGAAGGCTTCGTGCGAGACGGACTGGACACCGTCGCGGTACGTGCGCGGCTGTTCGACACCCTAACCGGGAGTGGCGGTTTTGAAATCGACAACAGCTTACCGCTTGCTCAAGACGGTCTGATCCAGACACAAGCGCGACAGCCAAATCCAAAGGGCATCTGGGCATCCCGGCGCACCGCCCAATCAACGAACACACCCGCTCAGGAAACAAGGCAATGACGATCAGACACGAGCAGATTCATGCAGGCGAATTCCTGCTTTCCGAAGGCCCGGGCCAGATATCCCGGGAGGTTGTCAATGTGGCCGCTGGTGACGCTTTGGTAGCGGGGCAGGTTCTCGCGCTCAGGACCGCCGGCGGGGAGTACGCTGCCTATGAACCCACCGCCAAAGATGGCACCGAAAAGGCGGCGTGCGTTCTGTACGCGCCGCTCGGCCAATCTGACGCAGTGCGCCGAGCTCGGGTTGTGGCACGGTTGGCTGAAGTCAGCGAAACCCACCTGACCGGTGTGGATTCCAGAGCCAAAAAGTACCTGGCAACCCAGTTAATCATCGTTCGCTGACACCTGTTCGTATCTTCGAAACCCCGCCGAGTGCGGGGTTTCGCTTTTCTGGAGTACACCCATGGCCGACATCGGCATTTTTGAAGATGACGCGTTCAGCGTTGCCAGCCTCACCACCGCCATTAACGAGCAGGAATACCTGCCCGGGCGAATTTCGAGCCTTGGTTTGTTCCAAGAAGAGGGCGTAACTACGCTCACGGTACAGGTCGAGAAAGACGGCGATACTCTATCGCTCGTACCTGCGGGCGAGCGTGGAACGTCCGGTCTGGTAGTCGGCGGAAGCAAACGGCAGCTTATCCCGTTCAACACCGTGCACCTGCCGCAGCGCTTCACCATATTGGCTGATGAGATCCAGAACATCCGCACCTTCGGTTCACAGAGCGAAATGCAGGCGGTGCAGGACGTGGTCAACAATCGTCTGGCGAAAGTCAGGCGCCAGTTGGACATTACCCATGAGTTTCAGCGTATTGGGGCCATTAAAGGCCAGGTGCTGGATGCCGACAGTAAAAGCGTCCTGCTCGACATCTATGAACGTTTCGGCGTTAAGCGACAGACGATGTCGCTGGAGCTGAACAACCCCGAGATCCTGGTGCAAGTGAAATGCATGGAAGCGCTGGACATGCAGGAAGACGCGTTGGGCAGCGTCATCAGTAGCGGCGCCAGGGCGTTCTGTGGCAGAACCTTCTGGGAAAAACTGATCAGCCACCCATCAGTCGTAAAGACCTACGAAGGCACATTGCAGGCAGCGGCCCTTCGAGGTGATGGCCGGGATTCGTTCGACTTCGGCGGAATCACGTGGGAGCGCTATCGCGGCAAGGTGGCCGGGGTGCCTTTCGTAAACACTGACCAAGCCTATCTTGTGCCCGAGGGGGTACCCGAACTCTTTCAGTCCGCCTTCGCGCCTGCTGACTACATGGAAACCGTCAACACGCTCGGCATCCCCTACTACAGCAAGCTCGAAACAATGCCCTTCGGTAAGGGCGTTGCTGGTGAAGCACAGTCCAACCCTTTGCACCTATGCACCCGTCCTCGCGCCGTTGTAAGACTGACCATCTGATTATGGCGTTCCGGGATCTTATCGCTGACATTGATGACACCGTGTTTGCCGTGCTGGGCGATTCTGCGCAGATCGAGGGCCGACCGGTCGCGGGTATGTTCTGCGCGCCTTGGTTGCAGCCTGTGGTGGGGCGATTGAACACCGGCCTGCGAGAGCCGCATTTCGTCATGCGAGTTACGGAGGCGCAAGGCGTCGATCAAGGGCAGGTGTTCAACATCGATCTGCCCGGGATGGATGGCGGTGGGACTTACACCATCGCGCGGCTGGAGCCGGATGGCACCGGTCTGGTCTCGTTGGTATTGAGGATGAAGTCATGAGCATCGGCACTTTTTACACAACCTCATCCAGCCGCGGAATGATCACGCTGCAACCCTCAGCAGCAGATCTACAGGCGCTCACTCACTTTGCCAGGCTCGTGCCCAAAGCCGCAGCAAACGCCCAGCGACGGGCCATCAACAAAACGCTGGGCTGGCTGAGAACCTACATTGCCCGCGAGGTCGGGCGCAAAGAAGGCATCGCCATGCGTGCGGTAAGACAGCGCCTTCGGGCGTATTCGGTCACCAGCAGCAGCGGCCGAGGCAAACTGTGGTTCGGCCTCAATCCGCTGGAAGCCAGCCGCACCGGGCGACCGCGTCAGACCGCAGCGGGTGTGTCGGTGGGACGTCGCCGGTATGCCGGAGCATTCTTCAAGAAGGTCTATGGCAACAAGCCCGACATCTGGATTCGCACGGCCAGCAAACACTTCAAGGCCAGTGACTATCCAGACAGTGAGGTGTCACTCGGTGGCGGTATCAGCTCAGGCTGGATCGCCGAGAACGACAGCCGCTTCCCCCTCGCCAAAGCCAAGGTCTCAATCGAAAACGCTAGGTCAGCGTTTGACTCCTGGGCACGTCGTGCAGATGCGCGTCTGCTGGAAATCCTCAAGCAGGAACTGAACTTCGAACTGCAGAAACACATGCGAGGCAATGGCCATGGATGAAAAACCCCTCACGCTCAACGCCTTCCTGGAAGCGGTAGAGCGCCAAATTGCGGAGGAACTGACCGGCGTCCAGGCGGTAGCGACCTGGCCGGACATCCGCGATAGGGTGTCTTTGCCCGCAGTGTTTCTGGAGCTGGCCGAAGTTGAGCCTGGCCGGGATCCCGGCAATGGCCACGTCGGACTGATCTGCCGGATGGAAGCCTATGTCATCGTCGCAGCTGAGGTGGCAGGGCACCATCACCAGGCCGCACAGTTGGCGACCCAGTTGGTGGTGATGCTGCACGGGCAGTATTGGGATCTGAATAATGTCGACAACGCCGAATTCGTGCAGGCCGGTCATGACTGGACCAAACCCGAACTGGACAGCTGTACCGTCTGGAAAGTCGAGTGGACTCAGCAGATCTACCTGGGGCAGGAGCAATGGCCCTGGCCGGTGGAACGCCGGGAACTGATCTGGGATGTTGAGGTGGTCGCGCAATGAGCAGCGAGGCGCTGGCCGAACATGACCGCATGATTGGCATCATGCTCGCTCCGTGTCAGGTGGTGGCCGTCGACACAATCGCGGGCAAAGTCAGGGTCGACTCCCGGGGCTGGATCAGCCCGTGGGTTCGTTGGCACAGCCTCGCGGCCGGGAAGGCGCGGCACTGGCGAGCGCCCAGCATTCGTGAAACCGGCAGCCTGCTATGCCCACACGGTCAACCCCAACTCGGTCGATACATTCCCGGATTGTACGGCGAAGCCTTCGGCCAACCCGACAACCGTGACCATGTTGAGGTCTGGCGCTTTGAAGATGGCGGCTCGCTGGTGTACGACTGGGAGGCAAGTACCTACGACATCACTCTGCCAACCGGCATCGTCACCATTACCGTCGGCGCATCGGTGTTTACCGTTACCGACGATGAGGTTTCGGTCAGGTCGCCTGCGATCAAGCTGCTGGGCAACACCGAAATCGACGGCAGCTTGCGCGTGTCTGGGGACGTCACCGGGCTGGGCAGCATCATCGACAGCAAAGGCAACAGCAGCAATCACCAGCACTGACATGAATCGCTTATCTGCCCGCCACGTGCGGGCTTTTTTGTGCCTGGAGGCAAAGCCATGACGAGCAAAAAAACAGAGGTTCAGCCCCCCGATGGACGGGGTGAGGCGGCAGCAGCCGTGCAAATCGAAGCTATGCCCGCGCCGGCCTTTCGCGACAAGAAATACATCTCCCGAACCCTGATCCTGCCCGAAAACCGAACCGCGCAAGTCACAGCAGGGAAGATCTCGGCCACCGATGCAGATCTGCTGGCCCTGCTTAACGAACACCCAGAATTCGAACGCATGACGGAGTAGCCCACATGATCGGCATGGACCGTCACACCGGCAAGCCGCTGGCCGGTCTTGAGCACCTGCGGCAATCCATTGGTGACATTCTCTCGACTCCCTTGGGATCGAGGCGAATGCGTCCAGAGTACGGCAGCGGGCTGCGCCGCTACGTCGACCTGCCGGTGAGCGAAGGCTGGAAGGGCGCTGTCCAGGCAGAAGCGGCTCGCGCCCTAGGGCGTTGGGAACCGCGCGTGGTGCTGGCGAGCGTGCGGGTCATTGCAGTGATGGGCGGAAAAATCACCTTCCAACTGGCTGTGGATTACCAGGGTGACCGCAGGGTTCTGGAGGTGTCTGCATGAACATCGTGGACCTTTCCGGGTTGTCCGCCCCCGATGTGCTGGAGCCGCTGGACTTCGAAACGATTTACGCCGAAGAGCGGGCCAGTTTCATGGATCTGATGGGCGACGGCTACACCGCACCGCTGGAAAGCGATCCTGTGGTCAAGCTGCTGGAAGTCGCGGCGTATCGCAAGCTGACGAACCGAGCGCGTGTCAATGACGCCGCCAAGGCGCTGCTGCTGCCATATTCCAAGCGCTCAGATCTGGACCAAATCGCGGCGAGGGTGAACCTCAAACGGCTAGTGGTTCAGCCGGCAGACAACACCACGGTGCCGCCAACGCCTGAGGCGCTAGAAGAAGATGACGCTTTGCGCGAGCGGATTCAAATGCGCTGGGAAGGGCTTAGCACGGCCGGGCCACGCAATAGCTACATCCTACACGCGCGCAATGCCTCGGCTCTGGTTGCTGACGCCACGGCAGAAAGCCCCTCACCGGCAGTGGCGGTGGTCACTGTGCAGCAGCTGACCGGCCTCGGTCATGCCGATCCCCAACTGTTGGAGACAGTGGAGGCTTATCTGAGTGATGACGACCGCCGGCCGCTTGGCGACCGCTTGACCGTGCAAAGCGCTGAGGTTTTGCCATACACCATCAACGCGATCATTCATCCGGAGGGTAACGGTTCAGAGAACGAGGCCATCCTTGCTGAGTGCAACGCGCGCTTAGCAGGGTGGGTAAACCCCCGCAGGCGGTTGGGGGTCGAGGTGGCTCGATCTGCTATCGATGCCCAACTGCACATTACCGGTGTGAGGCGAGTCGAGCTGATCGGCTGGATCGATATCAAGCCAACCACCGCTCAGGCCGCATATTGCACAGGCTTTATCGTCACGCTTGGGAAGTGAAATGACCAGTCTTCTACCGCTTAATAGCACCCGGCTGGAACGGGCAATAGATGCGGCAACCGAGGAAATCACGCCTGCGCCCTTGCGGGCGATGTACAGCCCCGACACCTGTCCGGCGCACTTGCTGCCCTTTCTCGCCTGGGAGTGCTCGGTAGACCGCTGGGACGAAAAGTGGCCGGAATCCGCCAAACGCATAGCGATTCGTTCCTCGTTCTATGTTCATGCCCACAAGGGCACCATCGGCGCACTTCGCCGCGTGGTAGAGCCTTTGGGTTATCTGATCGAAGTCATCGAATGGTGGCAGAAGGTGCCAGAGGGGCCGCCTGCGACTTTTGAGCTGAAAGTCGGAGTGCTGGACACCGGAATCACCGAAGAGATGTACCAGGAGCTGAGCTGGCTCATCGATGACGCCAAGCCGCTGACCCGGCACATGATCGGCCTGGCCATCAGCCTGGAAAGCAGCGGGGTGGCCACATTCGCAGTCAGCCATTACGAAGGTGATGAACTTGACATTTACCCGCCTGCTCCGCACGACATCGAGGTCGGTGGCATGTTTGGCTTGGGCGGACGGGAAACCACTATCGATACATTGGATGTGCACACATGATTGACCACAATTCGCAGTTCTTTGCGATCCTCACCAACATCGGCGCCGCCAAACAAGCCAACGCCGACGCCTTGGGCGTTCCATGGAAGCTGGCGCAAATGGCCGTTGGGGACGCCAATGGGGCCGAGCCACAGCCGGACGCCTCGCAGACCGCATTGATTAATGAGTGGCGCCGTGCGCCTCTTAATCAGTTACGTATCGACCCTGGTAATAGCGCAATCATCGTTGCCGAACAGGTGATTCCTGCTGACGTCGGCGGCAAGTGGATTCGTGAAATCGGCCTGTACGACTCAGACGGCGACTTGGTAGCAGTGGCCAATTGTGCGCCTACGTTCAAGCCGCTATTGAACCAGGGCTCCGGCCGCACACAGATCATTCGGATTAATCTGCTGGTCAGCAACACAAGCAACGTCGAGTTGAAGATAGACCCTTCAGTGGTCCTTGCGACCCGTAAGTACGTCGATGATTCACTCAACAGCGTGATACCTGCCGACAAAAGATCTGGCACCTTCACCAAGGTCACCATCAATGCGCGAGGCCTCGTGGTCAAGGGTAGTAATCCTACGACGCTTGAAGGTTATGGTATCGCCGCAGCCACTCAGCAGGACGCCGAGGCAGGTGAGGACAACTCCAAACCTATTACTGCGCTTCGAGTATGGCAGGCCATCAGCAAAAGGGCGATTCAGTCCACCGAGGCTGTCGCCGGCATCGCGAGAACCGCCTCGCAGCCTGAGTTAGAGGAGGGTGTCGACGATTCCAGCATCGTAACCCCCAAGAAGCTGCTATTCGGCTTCGTGTTCAGTTGGCAGGGGGATGATGGCTATGTTGCTTTCCCTACTTGGCTAGGCGGGCTCATTTTTCAGTTCGGGCGCATGGGTGTGTCGGCCACCGACAAGATTACGTTACTGCCCGTCACCTTCCCGCGTGAGCATTACGTGGTCATAGCCAATAACGACTACACCGCGGGCTCAGGATTCATTGGCTATGTGGCGGCTCGCCCTCACAGCCTTTCTACAATCATATCGAAGGCGTCGAGTGCATCACTGGGAGCTTTCTATCCAGCATCGGCCGCTAGGGGGAAACCAACATGACGATTTACTGGAGCCGCGCGCGGACAGGCTTTTTTGATTCGCGAATCAATCCTGTCATCCCTGACGACGCTGTAGAAATCACCGAAGGTTATCGCGGAACGCTTTTGGGAGGCACGCGTAAGGGCCAGGTGATCGCCATCGACAAAAAGGGGTTCCCCTTATTGAGAGACGCGCCACCGACAACCACTTTAGAACTGGAAGCTGCAGAACGCGAGTGGCGTGATGCAGAACTTGCGAAGGTTGTATGGCTGCGGGACCGTCACCGGGATCAGATCGAAGCAAAGGTGCGGACAACACTTGATTCAGACCGATTCGCCCAACTTCTCATATTCATTCAACAACTCAGAGACTGGCCTCAATCCGAAGCCTTTCCCGATATTGGCCGCCGACCGGTAGCGCCCGCCTTTGCTGGCACCCAATTTCGATAGCGTCCCACCGCTGAGATGGGCGTTGCTTACATCTCTTCAACTCATTCTAGCCCCGCTCTGCGGGGCTTTTTTATTCCGGTAATTCCTCCATGAGCACCGACTTTTTCCACGGCGTCACCGTCACGAACCTCGATACCGGTTCACGTCCTATCTCTCTGCCGTCTTCCTCGATCATCGGGCTGTGTGACGTATTCACACCGGGGCCGGGTGTCAAAAGCATACCGGCTGCCACCAGCAACGAGCTGAGGATGATCACCCGCCTCGCCGAAGCGGTAGACGCCTGGGGCGCCGATGCCCCAATCACCCAAGCATGTGAAGCGGTGTTTCAACGTGCCTCTGCGGTCATCATCGGGTGCGGGGTAGCCAAGGTTGCCGATGCTGCCGCACAAATCTCCGCCATTATCGGCGGGGTGCTCGCCAGCGGTCAGCGCACCGGCCTGCAGGCGCTGCTCGATGGCAAAAGCAGGTTCAACGCCCAGCCACGCTTGCTGATCGCGCCGCAGCATTCAGCCACCCAGGCGGTCGCCACGGCCATGGATGGGTTGGCAGGCAAGCTGCGCGCGATAGCCATTGTTGACGGCCCGAACACCACGGATGAGGCCGCGCTGGAATATGCCGAAAATTTCGGCAGCAAGCGCATCTTCATGGTCGATCCGGGCGTGCAGTTCTGGGACACACGCGCTAACGCCGCAGTGGACGCGCCGGCTTCGGCATGGACGGCCGGCCTGTTTGCGTGGACCGACGCCCAGTATGGATTCTGGGCCTCGCCGTCGAACAAAGAGTTTGTCGGCATCACCGGCACCGGTCGCCCCATCGAGTTTCTCGACGGCGACACCACCTGCCGCGCCAACCTGCTGAATGCCGCGAACATCACCACCATCATTCGCGACGATGGCTATCGCTTGTGGGGTAATCGCACCCGCTCAAGCGACCCCAAATGGTCGTTTGTGACCCGGGTCCGGACGATGGACATGGTCATGGACGCGATCCTTTACGCGCACAAATGGGCGGTAGACCGATCCATCACCAAGACCTATGTCAAAGACGTCACCGAAGGTCTGCAGAACTTCATGCGTGACCTCAAGAACCTGGGCGCGGTGATCAACTTCGAGGTGTTTGCCGACCCGGACCGCAACACTGCCAGCCAGCTGTCGGAGGGCAAGGTGTACTGGCGCATCCGCTTCACCGACGTGCCGCCTGCTGAAAACCCGAATTTTCTGGTGGAAGTCACGGACCAGTGGATCACCGAAGTTCTCGATAACGCCGCATAAGGGGCTGCTCAATGATTCCTCAAACGCTTTTCAACATGAACATGTTCGTCGACGGCATCAGTCTGAGCGGCGACACCACCGAGCTGACCCTGCCCAAACTTACGGTCAAGACCGAAGCGCACCGTGCCGGTGGTATGGATGCCGAAATCGATATGGACATGGGCCTGGAGAAGCTCGATGCGTCCTTCTCCGGTACCGGCATCCGCAAGGAGGTCCTGAAATGGTTTGGCCTGGCGGATCAGAGCGCCTTCAACAGCAGCTTTCGGGGCTCTTTCAAGAGCCAGAAAGGCGAGGCCACAGGAGTGGTCGCCACGATTCGCGGCATGCTTCGGGAGGTCGATCCGGGAAGCTGGAAGGCCGGGGACAAAAACGAGTTCAAGTACGCCGTGAGCGTGAGCTACTACAAGCTCGAAGTGAATGGCGTGCTCGTCTACGAGATCGACCCCGTCAACATGGTCCGTGTCATCAATGGCGTTGACCAACTGCAGCAACACCGCACCAATCTGGGCTTGTAAGGAGACCGCATGACCACTCTGGATATCAACACCGACACCCTCAACGGTTTGCCGCGCTGGCTTGCCGTCATGGACGGAGGCGTCACGATCACCCTGTCTACTCCCGCAACACTGAGTGGTGTCAAAGTCGAAAAGTTGACTTTGCGCACACCCACTGTCAGAGATTTGCGGACTTGCCAGAAGATGCACCCCAACGACTTGCTGGCCGTTGACGCGATGCTGTTCAGCAGCCTGGCGTCCATCACCGAAACCGAGCTGTTGAGCCTCTCGCTGAAGGACTACGAGCGCGTGAAGAGTGGTTATTTTCGCATGGTCGAAGAAGACGAACTTTAAACCTGCGGTTTTGCGGCAATTGGCGAAACGACTGTCCCGGGAGTCCGGATTTACCCTGGACGAGATCGAGACCATGCCTTTTTTCGAAATGGTGTGGTGGCTCACGGACTGAGCCACTCACCCTGGACCGGGATGCAGGGGCAATCACATGGCAAAAGAGTTAGCGCTTGGGCTGGTGATCGGCGGCGCGGTCAACAAGTCAGTAGGCGCTGCGTTCAATCACGTTGAAGGGAGAGTCAAACGCCTGGAATCGACAGCGGCAAAAGCCCGCGTTCTTCAGTCGATGATCGGTGAGACCAAAAAGCTGCAGGACGAATGGCGCAAGGCCCATGCATCAGGGGCATCGGCGGCCGAAGGGTTAAGGCGCAAGCTCGACACCAACCTTCAGAGTCTGCGTCGACAGGGAGTTGAGGTCCACAACCTTGGCCGGGCTTATGAGCAGATGGGGCGTAAGGCTCGTGCGGCGGATCTTCGCGCAACCGGGCACGCTCAGCTCAAACAGGGGGTCGTCGGCCTGCGCAATACGGCGGCCGCCACAGCGGGGGCCGCTGCCACGACCATGATCGCCCCGAGCAAGGTCAGCGCGGACTATGGCGCGGTGGTAAGGGATATCGCGATCAAGGCCGGTATCGCCAACACTACCGAAGAAAAGCGGATGTCGAACTCAATCATCGACACATCGCGCAGTACCGGCATGGCGCGAAACGATGTCGCCGACGTGGTCAACGCCTTGGTCGGCGCCGGCATGGAGTTAGAGCAAGCCATCCAGTACGCACCTGTGGCGTCGAAATTTGTGGTCGGGCAGGGCGCCGAAGCTACCGACACAGCGAGGATGATCAACGCCTTGGGGCAGAACGCCAAGATAACGGACCCCCAGGAGATGCAAAAAGCGCTGGAGGCCATTGCCTTTCAAGGGCAGGCAGGCAGCTTTGAAGCCGCCGATATGGCCAAGTGGTTTCCGCAGTTGCTGGCCGGGATGGAGAAGCTAGGCATCAATGGCAACGATGCCGTATCGCAACTGGGCTCGATGCTGCAGGTGCAGATGAAAACCGCAGGTAGTTCGGACGAAGCCGCGAACAACCTGAAAAACTGGATGGAGAAAATCGGTTCCACCGACGTGGTCAAGTCTTACAAAGACGCGGGGATCGACTATCAGGCCTCACTGAACACCGGCCTGCAGAAAGGCATGTCGACGCTGGAAGCCAGTTTCGCCCTGGCACAGAAATACGTCGAAGCCACCGACCCCAAGAAGGCCACAGAGATGTCGGAAGCCATGGCGAAGATCAGCAAAGAGGCCGACCCCGCCAAGGCCAAGAAGATGATGGCGTCCCTTGAGCAGGCGCTGCGTACCGGCGATCTGTTCGCAGACATGCAGGTGAAGGCCGCGCTGACCGCCTACACGCAGAATAAGGATCTGTATCAGCAACTTAAAAAGGATTCGGCTAACGCCTCGGGCATCCTCGACAAGAACCTGGCCGAACGGCGGGAAACTTCGGCCCAGAAATGGAGTGAAGCCGGGCAGGCCATGAACGATGCCCTGCGCAGCGCTGGGGATGCCATGCGCCCGCTGACAGACAAGCTGGCCGGTGGCGTTTCCGACATCGGCAAAAGCCTGTCCAGCCTCAGCGATAGCACGCCTAACCTGGTCACGGGTTTGCTGAGCGTTGGCGCGGCCGTCGCCACCATCACAGCGGCGTACAGTGGTCTCAAGATCGCCAAAGGCCTGATGAACATTGGTCGCGGCACGCTGATGGGCAATCCCAACCTCGTGCAGAAGGTCCACGTCGTCAACGGGCTGGGCGGTGCGGGTGGCCTGGACGTGAATGGCGATGGCGGCAAAAAGGCCGGCCGTCGCGCGAAACGGCGGGGCGGGTTTTGGCGACGGCGCGGCGCGGTCGGCGGGCCAGTAGCGTTGGAACCGGTCAGCAAGCCGCGCATGCGCGTTTACCCCGGCGGCACGGCTGTCGAGGCACCCAAATCCCTAAGCGGCTGGAAGCCCCCGACGGAAGTGCCGAAAACGTCGACAATACCCGCCTCATCGCTGGTCGCGGCCTCCAACAAAGTGGGTGGCGCGCTCAGCGTCGTGCGCTCGGTAGGCAAGGCGAATGTGGCCGGTGCGCTGCTCGATGCCGCGCTCAGCGCCAAGGAGGTTTACGACACTGCTGAAACGCGGGACGAAAAAGCCCAGGGCTACGGCTCTGTAGCGGGTACGGCAACGGGCGCCCTTGCCGGTGCTGCTGCCGGCGCGGCCATCGGTTCGGTGGTACCCGTTATCGGCACGGCCATCGGCGGATTGATTGGCGCCTGGTTGGGTTCTCAGGGTGGCGGCAAGCTGGGTGGCGTTGTAGGCAAAGCGCTGTTTGGCGGGCCAGATGAACCAGCATCCGCAACTGCCAAGTCTGCACCCGACGAGGTGGCCAGGTCATTGCGCGAAGCAGACACAAAGCCTCAGGCCGCAATGCTCGCTGAAGCCGCCAAGGCTGTACCGGGCCCCAAGCCCGAACAAGCCAAAGTCGACCAGAAAATCACGCTGTCGCCTTCGTTCAGCATCATCGTGCAAGGAGACGCCAAGGATCCTCGTGAGCTGCTGAATCAGATGATGCCCGAGATCGAACGGCGCCTGTCCGATCTGTCGCAACAGGTCGCGCGCCGCGACATGACCGACGCGCCAGTGTTTTAAGGAGGAACCATGGCCTACATGGAAAACATGCAATCCGGGCTCAAATACCTGGTGCAGGCAGGCGAAGCAGGGCGCAAGGATCTGGACGGTATGCTGGGCCCCATGAACGGCGCCATCGGCTCGATCATGGGCGCGGCCGATGAGCTGGAGAGTGTTCCGTTCGTGGGGCCGGTGATCGGCGCCAAGCTGCAGCGCATCACCGGCGCGATCGGTGTGGCTCAAGCCAAGGTCGGCCGGATCGTCTCGGCCTACGGCACCGCCACTCGGGTCGCATCGGAGGTTCAGCGAAGGGTCGAGGTGCTGGGCGAGCAGGCCGCCCGCGCGAAGTCGGCGGTCAACAGCCTGGCCGCAAAGATCAGCCCTGGCTCCGAACCGATTTTCGCGACCACCGCCATGGCGCCCAACGCCACGCCGGCGCCCGAAGCCGTGAAGCCGTTCCCGCACCTTCTGATCATGCAGCCGCTGGCGGCCAGTGCCGTGCCGTATTTCTTCAACCTCGACACCGCCGCATTCGACGAACTGAATCGCTCCACGGCATTCCGCTGGGCGGCTCAGGAACGTCTCACGCGGCGTCCTGCACAACAGGCGGTTGGCATGGGCGAAGACAAGATCACCCTCAAGGGCGCGATCTTTCCCGCCTTCAAGGGTGGGCTCAAGCAGCTCAACACCCTGCGCAGCATCGGCAAGCGCCTGCAGCCGCTGATGCTGACCACGGGCTACGGCGAAGTGCTGGGCAACTGGTGCCTCACCAGCGTGAACGAAGAACAGACCGCGCTCCTTCCGGGCGCAATTCCGCGCAAGCAAGGCTTTACCCTGGAGTTTGTACGCTATGGCGATGACCTGCAGAACGTCTGATGGCGACGTGCTCGACACCATTTGTCAGCACCATTACGGTCACCTGATTGGCACCGTCGAAGCCGTGCTGGATGCCAATCAGGGCCTGGCCGATGAGCCCCAGCCGTTTCGCGCAGGGGTATTGATCCGGCTGCCTGACATACCGTCTGCAGTCGACGAGAACGTCACACTCTGGGACTGACACCCACGCTGACCTTTTCCACCCAACCCCGCACTGGCGGGGTTTTCATTTTGAGGGCCGTTTATGAAACCGGCATACAGGATTGTCGCCAACGGCACGGACATAACCGCTGTTATCAACGACCGTATGCTGATGATCCGCACAATAGACAAGCCGGGGGCCAGCTCCGACGACTTCGAACTGCGTATTGATGACCGCGATGGCGTCGTCACGCTCCCCAAGCGTGGGGCGAGGATGGAGGTCTATCTGGGCTACGAAGGTGAAAAGCTCGCTTTGATCGGCAAATACACGGTCGATGAAATCGAGGTTTCAGGCCCGCCGGACACCATCGTCATTCGCAGCAAGTCCAGCGACACGCGCAGCAGTGCCAAGACCACCCGCAGCGGCAGTTGGGAGGGCGTCAGCCTTGCCAGCATCGTCGCCGACATCGCCGCGCGTAATGGCTGGCAACCCCAATGCAGCGTGCAACCGCTAATTGAACGGGCCGACCAACTCAACGAGTCCGACCTGAGCTTCATCACCCGGCTCGCCAAACAGTACGACTGCACCGCCAAAGTGGCAGGCGGCAAACTCATCGTCCTGCCGCGCCAGGGTGGCGTCAGCGCCAAAGGGAGCAAGTTTCCCGTGATCGGCATCAAACGCAGCGACGTCAGTGGCTGGAAATTTCGCCTGGGTGACGACAACGTCAAGAAAGCGGTTAGGGCGGCTTACGCCGACAAAAACGGCCAGCTCGTCACCGTCCAGCTAGACAACGAGAGCACCGAGGGACTGCCGCCCATCCACACCGACCGCCATATCCACGCGAACAAAGGAGCAGCCGAAGCCGCCGCCAAGGCCCGTCTGGCCGGATTCAATCGCTCGACGGCGGGTGTTCGTCTGGACATGCCAGGCAGGACAGACCTGTTCGCCGAACGTGAGATCGATGCCCAGGGCTTCAAGGTCGGTCTCGACGGCAACTACTTGGTCGACACAGTGGAACAGGTCTTTACCCAGGCCGGCTGGTCTACAACGGTTGAATGCAACGGCGGCAAGAAAGGGAAGGCCAGCGCTAAGGGCAAGAAAGCCCAAAAGCCTGTGAAAGTCGTGCAGTTATAAGAACGCAAACGTCATTAACGCCGCAACAGAGCGGCTTTTTTTCGGCTGGAGAAAAGGATGGTTGTAGCAAACGGAGATTTACAGACGCTCGCGCTCACCCTGTGGGGCGAGGCGCGGTCTGAGGGGCGGGACGGGATGATCGCCGTTGCCTGGGTGATCAGAAACCGAGTGGAGCTGGATCTCAACAAAGATGGCAAACCGGATTGGTGGGGCGAAGGGTACAGTCAAGTCTGCCGCGCGCCTTATCAGTTCAGTTGCTGGAACAAAGCAGACCCGAATCGCCCCTACCTCATAGGCGAGCGACCTATCCCTGCATCACAACTACTGTCGTGCACGCAAATAGCGCAATGGGTGATGAACAACTCTGTTCCTGACCCGACATACGGCGCGACCCACTATTACGCGACCAGCATGCGCGCGGCGCCACCCTGGGCGGCCAGCGCTCAAAAGACGACAGCGATTGGGCGGCATATTTTCTTCAAAGACGTGCGCTGATGGGGCTCCAATTCAGCCTGAAAAGCATGTGCGCTTTACTGATCATCGGCGGAGTGATTGGGGGTTGCTACGGTGCGTATCTGCATGGTCGATCCGTTTCTGACATCTCATGCGATGCGGTACAGGCAATCAAAGACGCCGAGGAGTCAAAGGCTATCGCCTCAATGACTGAGTCTAATCGCGCAGAAGAGCAACGCCGACAATCAAGGATTAATGAGGTAGAGAAAGGTGCGCGAGAGAAGAAAGCCGCTGCAAATATTGATGGCCTTGAAGCTGATGCTGCTGGTGAGCGCTTGCACGGCCACGCCCAAAAAATGCTTGCCGGTGCCCGTTGCCCCACCAGTCATACCGGCGCTCCCTCTCGAAGCGATAGTGCCACCCGCGCCGCCATGGTGCTATCCGACTTGCTCCAAAGGACTGATGAGAGAGCGGGAGAGCTGGCGAAGGCTTATGACAGCGCCCGGATAGCGGCATCTACCTGCGTTGAGGCGTATGAATCTCTTCGAGCAGAGCATGCCGCTGGCTCATGATCGGCCGGTGATGGCATCATGATTTGTCTTAGTAAGGGACTACATCATGTCTGGCAAGCTCACAACCGCTCATGTGGAGCGCTCCTACGTTGTTGCGACACAGGTCTTCGACAAGCAAATCCCACTTAAACGCGGCGTCGAGCTGCTAGTTGCGGAGGGTGTCGGCACAGCCTATGCCCAGGACCTCATCAACGGTTACCGCGATATGCGTTTGGGGAAATGCTACTACCGAACCTTGAACGTCATGGCGACGGACTACTACCTTGATCGGTTGTATGCCGACCATGGGGCGGAGGCGCTGGCGAACGCGGTCGAGGCTACCAGCCAACACATCGCTTATTACGAATCGCTGCAGAAAATCACGCTTCATAAAAAGCGCGCGGTGGTGGCTGCGCAATCCATCAAACTCGACGCTGACTCTAGTCTTATCCAGCACCTTCAGGCCTTCGAGAGGGATGTGGCAAAAGCCTATTCCGACTCGGCCAGCGCTCGAGCGCTACGCCTTTCAGCGTCGTCTCCGGTGCCGCAGCGCCGAACCTTGCCGGTAGAAGTCTTCATCCGAAATCCTGATGTAGTTGCGGAGACGTTGCACAGGGCTGGGGGGATCTGCGAAACGTGCAGGAAGCCTGCTCCTTTCAATCGCAAAACGTCAGGTAAACCGTATCTGGAAGTGCATCATCGGGTCCGATTGGCTGACGGCGGCTTGGATACAGTCGACAACGCGATTGCCGTATGCCCGAACTGTCATCGAGAAGCGCACTACGGTTAATTGAGACTGGTGATTTAATCGTAATTCATGATCCCACGTTATAAGGAAGCTGCCGGGGTGGCTGCGCCAACAGCCGCACCGGCCGCTCTACCCGCAGTTACCGCCTGCAAGCTCGGCCAAGGCTCCCGCTTCGTGCACAAAGCGAAGTGAGTCTAGCGTCCGTTCTCAATGCATTTAAGGCTTGCTCACACAATGAATCACTCTCCCATCATCCCTTGGATGGGCGGCAAACGCCGCCTCGCTGATCGCCTGATCCCACTCTTTCCACCGCACGAATGCTACGTCGAGGTCTTCGCCGGTGGCGCGGCATTGTTTTTCCTGCGGCCACAACCCGCGCCTGTAGAAGTGCTGAACGACATCAACGGCGAGCTGGTAAACCTCTACCGAGTGGTCCAGAACCACCTTGAGGAATTCGTTCGCCAGTTCAAATTGGCGATGAGCTCGCGTCAGATTTTCGAATGGCATAAGGTCACCCGCCCCGAAACGCTTACCGACATACAGCGGGCTGCACGTTTTTTCTACCTGCAGCATCACGCGTTCGGGGGGAAGGTTTCTAGCCAAACGTTCGGTACTGCCACTACCGCCCCAGCCGTCAACCTGTTGCGGATCGAAGAAAACCTGTCAGCCGCCTGGCAGCGCTTGTCAGGCACCTACATTGAAAATCTACCCTGGCTGGAATGTGCAGAGCGGTATGATCGCGCCCATACGTTTCATTACATGGACCCTCCGTACTGGAAAACCGCCGGCTATGGCGTCGACTTCGGTTTCGAAAATTACGAGCAGATGGCCGAATTCATGAGGCGGTGCAAGGGGAGGGTCATGGTCAGCATCAACGATCACCCAGACATCCGGCGCGTGTTCAGCGGATTTCATTTCGAAGCTTTGGACATCCGCTATACCACGACAAATCAGCGAAACAGTCAGCCAGGGTTAAGCCGTGAGTTGGTGATTCTTAACTGGATACCTTCCAATTTAGGCCAGCTATTTTGATACTGCACGGTCTTACTTGAATGTCGGTTGGATCAAAAGCAGCTAACTAACATCTGAGCAAGCTTCACGCATTCTATCAAAAACTCAAACATCACGACTGCAAGGGTTATCAGGCTCATTGCCGAAATCCTAGTTTAGAAATCTTTTAAAGGACGAGAAGGGCTGCGAAGCTTTTCAGCCTGGGTCGTTACGGTTGGTGGAAAATAGCTTAGTAGGATGCTGATTAATTCGTCAATACCTAATTCTCAGATTTTTTAGCTTCTGATTTCAACTGTGTTTGCCTCCAGCAGTGAGTGAGCACTGCGCGCGCAGTGCTCACTTACTGCTGTGAGCCGGACGCGCAGGGACTGGTGCGAGGGGGGAGGTCTATACCGTTCCGATTTGAATTATTGAAGATGAGCTCTGGACTACGAATGGGAAAGGCGTCTGCCGCTGAATTTTCAACATAACGTAGCTCCGTTATTCCGTTATTCCGTTAAAGCGTTAAAGCGTTAAAGCGCTAAAGCGCTAAAGCGCTAAAGCGTTAAAGCGTTAAGCAGTAAATACGTAATTGCGTAATTGCGTAATTGCGCAAATGCGCAAATGCGCAAGCTGCATTGGTTCAGGGCTGGAAATTTAGCCGCTAAATTCCCAGCTCACGTCAGATGAAGGCTCTAAGTGGACGGAGTTTTTAGCCGGTCTCCGATAGCGCAGAGCAGGTCCGGGATGAAAGAACTACACGCCCCGTCAGGCTCGCGAATCCACCTCAGAATCTTTTCCGGAGTGAAGATCCCCGCTTCGCTAGGCACCCCCATAAGCTCAGGGTTGCCGCCGGCGCTAAAAGTGACCAACCAACGTTTATCTCTGAGCAACGTCATTGCCAGCCGAGTCGCCATTCTGCTTTCCGTGATGACATCCAGTTTGGGCAAGGTGCCGCCAGCGTCAACGACAGCATCGTGATACCTGGATAGATAATTGCTGGCCATATCTATCGCCTCATCATCCTGAAGCTCGGATTGTCTGCGCTGGACCTGTCCCAACCGCCAATGACGCCAAAGCACATCGTCGCAATCATGCCGATACGCATCCACACATCGCTGAAGATTTGGCCGCAATGCGCTCGTCTTTATCATCCCCAGCCAACCCAAGAGCTTGCGAAGAGGAAGGCAAACCATCGAACGACGTTTACCCGTACCAACGACAACTACGACCTTCACTGTGGATGGTCCGAACGTGCTGGCAGCCAGCTTTGCCCGTTGGTATTTCCAATTCAGCCCGATCCCTTCAACCAGTCGCTTCATAGGCACAAACGGCTCCCCGTGATGATCGACAAGGAACAAATCGGCAGATTGAAAAGGGATAATGGATGGAACGACGGCATTCGAACTTTTCATGGCTTTCTCCCTGGATACGCAGTCTTGAAAGCTAGTTCGCTTCCATACCCACAGCCTTGACGCGACCAATCCTTTCGTCAAAAGGCGATGTGAAACTGAATGAAAGGATTGCTGAAGCTTTGTGCCGGCTAGAGTTCGCGGCTGCAAGGGTCATGACACCGCTTACCCCACGTGGTCCGTAGCTGCCTACATCTGGCCCCCGCAAAAAAGGACCAGGTCGGGTCTAGCGTCAATGGGAATATGTCCAGTGCTTCGTCAGCTAAATCGGACGTGATCGTCAGAGAGTTCCGTGGCAGATATCTCCCTAAAAACAAGCGATATGTGTTGTGATTATGTACCCTAAGGGTACAATGGCTCTATGGGCAGCGCATCAAGCGCGACCCGATCGCCCAAAAGGATGAAGGCATGTTGAGAGACGACCGCGAGCACCTGGAGCTGGAAAAGCTGTCGGTAGAGATACAGAAGCTTATGGCTGAAAGCCGCAAGCTTAGGGCAGAAGAGGAGAAGATCCGGCGAGAAGCCATGCTCTATCCGTTCTTCGTAGGCGCTGGATTGATTACAGCTTTAGTGGCGCTTATCACGCTGCTGCGCAAGTGAGTAGTAGCCCTGGCTGACCGGGGCTTTAGAAGGGGTGGCTTGAGTTGTCGCCCCCACCGGGTCTAAAGTATGCATGAAGGTGCAAACGTGACCTGCGCTTTTTCCTTGAGAGGATGCTTGATATGTCCAACCCTCGCACCGAACCCAACATTGGCCAGACGGACCGATTTGCCCAACTGCATGCCGACGTAGCTGCCTTTAACGAAGAAATGCACCTTTATGCCGTCCGCCCTGCAGACACTCGCAAAGCATGGTTGCATTTCGGCTTGGGCGCTGCGGCCGCATTAGCCGTGTTTGCTTGTGCTGCTCTCGTTCAACATTTGATCTAGCCTCAGACATTCCCCATGCCGGGGTATAGGCCCCAATGAACCGAATTGAGCAATATCAGCCGCCCAGCGCGGCTGAACTCGCGCAGCTCAAAGCTCGCCTGAAATTTACCAGCCAGCAGATGGCGGACCTTGTCGGCCTGGCTGGAGGGTCCCAGTGGCGCAAGTACACCGGCGGTGTCGACCCCCGGACCTTGGGGCAGCACATGCATTTCTACCTCGCAGCCCTGTTGACTCTTAATGATGAACAGCTTCAGCGAGTTTACGACTGCATGCGGGATCATGGCGCGATGGTCGAGGAGATATCGGATACCGGTCTGGCGTCAGCGCGCAAGTTGGAGTGACCTCGATACTCAGCGGCCAATTTGACGGCCGCAACTTTGCAAACCGGCTCTGTGCCGGTTTTTTGTTTTGAAGAACAATTGGACTCACTGATCGTCGTCGGGGAAGAGATCCTGAACAATGGCTGGCTGGATCAGCTCGGGACCTTGATTCCTGACGTTGCCTACGCCCTTGTCGACGGTGAACCATTCGAACTCCTCGGTAGGCCTACAGCACTGCGTTGCGATTTCGGCAGCGCGCTCTGGCGTCGTCTCCGGGTCTACCCACTCCCGGGCATGCTCCGGGCTCAGCACCACGGGTCGGCGATCATGGATGTCGACCATGCCTTGGTCTGAGTCGGCGGTAATAATCCCGAAGCCGTCCTGCGGATCTGGCTCCATCCCCTGATGCACTTCCGCCAGCGCGGCGAAGAACATCGGTCCTGCCCCTTTGAGCCTGATGAAATACGGCTGCTTCTTCGTCGGATCATTCGGATCCTTCACCCACTCGAACCAGCTATTGGCCGGGGCCAGCGCGCGCCCGTTCGGCCAGAGCTGCTTGAAGTATTTCCCGGTCATCACCGTCTCGACCCTAGCATTAATGGGGGCGGGGCGCTTTGCATCCTTCTTTGCCCAGAATGGCGACCACCCCCATTTCACCTTGTCGACGCTCAATCCGCCTTCGACAGGCCAGATCACCTCAACCCTGGTCGACGGCGCGACGTTGTATCTCTCAATCGGCCAGAGGTCGTAGCCGTTGATGACCAACTGCTTTGGCGCAAGCTCCTTGAGGTAGTGGTCCATCGACTCATAGATCGAGTAGCGTCCGCACATGGTGTCACCTGTCGAAATTTCCTACACATGAGATTGACCGCAAGCGATCAAGAACGATAACTGTATATACATACAGTTACCCAAAACAAGGCTTGCATCGTGAGCGTCTCCATCCTCGGCCCACTGTCAGCGCACGGCGACAAGCTGCCCCTTTACTCATTCCACGTACCGGCAGGCTTCCCGTCGCCGGCGGCGGACCACATCGAAATGCACATTTCCCTGGATGAGCTCTTCGATATCCGCGCCGCATGTGTACCTGGTCAAGATCGCGGGCGACAGCATGCAAGGCGCGGGCATTTATTGTGGCGACTTGGTGATCGTTGACCGTAGCCTGTATGCCGAACACGGCGATATCGTTATTGCAGCACTCAACACTGAGCCGGTCTGCAAGCGCCTGCACATGCGGGGGAACGAGGTGATTCTGAAGTCGGAAAATTCCAAATACCCGCCGCGTTTCGTGATGGAATGCGACGAGCTGGTGATCTGGGGCGTGGTGAAGTACAGCGTTCGCGATCATGACAAAGCCTGAACCCGTCTTCGCCCTAATCGACTGCAACAGCTTCTACGCGAGCTGTGAGCGAGTCTTTCGTCCGGACCTGGCCAAGACACCAATAGTGGTGCTGTCGAATAACGACGGCTGCGTGATCGCGCGCAGTTACGATGCCAAGCCCTTCGTGAAGATGGGGCAGCCGTATTTCCAGATACGGGATCACCTTCGGCGCAATGGTGTGGTGGCGTTCAGCAGCAACTATGCGCTCTACGGCGATATCAGTGAGCGCGTGATGTCAGTTATCGAGTCGATGGTACCGGCGACCGAGATCTACCCGACTGACGAATGCTTTGCCGATCTGACCGGCATTCCCGGCGAACTTACAGAGTTTGGACGCGAGATCCGCACACGCATCCTCAAGGACACCGGCATCCCGGTTGGAGTAGGCATCGCTCGGACCACGCCGCCGGTCTGGCCAAGCTGGCGAACTGCACCGTGAAGCGCTTGCTGGGCCAGACCGGCGGCGTGGTCGATATCTGTGACCCTTTCAAGCGTGATTGGACCCTGCGCAACACCGAAGTCGGCGAGGTCTGGGGCGTGGGCAAGCGCATGAAGGCGCATCTGGAAGTGCTGGGTATCAAGATGGCAATGGATCTGGCGAAAGCCGACGCCTGGACGCTACGACAGAAGTTCAGCGTGGTCATCGAGAAAACCGCGCGGGAACTGGCTGGCACGCCGTGCCTGGAACTGAGCGGGGCCGAACCTGCGAAGCAGGAGATCTGCTGCAGCCGGATGTTCGGCAAGCGCCTGACCGATATCGAGCCCATTCGCGAGGCTGTGGCCACTTACACTCAACGTGCGGCCGAGAAGCTCCGCGCCCAGGGCTCAATGTGCAAGAAGGTTCGGGTAAGCATCCGCACCGGCATGTTCAACCCGGAGGAAGCCAAGTATGCCAACGGCGCTCTGATCGAGCTCCCGTATCCCACCGACGACGTCCGCCTGATGACGAAGGCTGCGGTTGAAGCGGTCAATCGCCTTTTCCGGCCGAACTTCAAATACAGCAAGGCAGAGGTGCTGCTTATGGATCTGCGTCAGCCGGGCGAATATACCGACGATTTATTCGCTGCGTCCCAGCCCGAGGTGGCGAGCAGAGTGATGGGTGTCCTGGATGAAATCAATGAGAGATAGGGAAGAGGGACGTTACGGGCGGCTAGCGTGCCGGCTGACCCTGGCTGGGCGATGCGGCGTGACTTGATGAGGCAGAGTTTTACGACGAGGATCGATCAGCTCTGGACAGCGAAGTGTAATTGAGAGGCAGAGGAATGAAGTTTCAAAATAAGCCGCAACACTGTTGCGGGCTAGGATCCAAAAAGGTAAAGAAACCGCAACCTTGTCAATCCCCGCAGCGAAAATTTAGTAACGTATGGATCGGTACGGGTATGGGAGGAAACTTTAGTAAGCTGCCAACTATAACACTCTCTACAGTAGTGGTCGGCCTGACGAGGGAGCGGCCTTAAAAAAACTTAGCTTAGAAGCTTAATAAAGATCATGCTTATTCGGCGGTTATCTCTACTATCCGGACAAGTAATGTTGAAAAAAACCAAAGTAAAGAGGCTGCTGGATTTTTCGAGGGTAGCATTGTAAATGAGTTTTGGATATGCATCGAGCGATGACTAGTCAAAGTCATATCTCCAGTCCAACGAGCTGCACGCCATCAAGAACGAGCGTTGATGGCGTTCGTATCAGTTATTAAAGTTGGAGGTTTGGGTAATGCTTGTTTATCAAATGCTTTAGTTTTTGATTGTTGTGAGAGTCTGAAAATATCGTCGTCCCGACGATCGCTATGTCTAATACAGCAGACGTACCCTCCTTGATAACCTCGGTGATCTGCTCGTCCTCTCCTGGACCCACCTTGTAGCCTAACCATGCAGCGCTAGAGGCGTCAACGTCCATATACTTCGAAAGGCTTGCTGCAGAGAAATGCATAGCTTCCGATGATAGTTGGCTGTACATAAGGTACTTTTGTTCGAGGGGGCCGAGTTTTGAGATCGATTTTATTGTAGGTGGGCTCTTGGTTTTTGTTTCAGCTATTTTTTTTATTTTTTTATAATGGGGGTGGTTTGGTGAGATTGCTCCTTGTGCAAGGAGCATCTTTGCCATTTGATGTTTACTAAATTTATCTGTCTCGTGAAGATAGTTTACAATGTCATCATGAGATTGCTCTAGCGCTGCGACGAAAAAAGCGTTTTCAATCAAGGATCTAATGAATATACGACCCTCATTGACCATGCCGCGCTCAATGAGCAGAAGTAAGCCCTGAAATATGGTGGCCGACCTCATTAGAGCAGTAGTGTAGATGTTTTCTCTAGATAAAGATGTGCTGTGCGAGTCTGAGTTGGCATAGCTTGAGAGCATGGATTGAAGGAGGTGATTGGTTTTGTAGGCTAGTTCAAAATTCAGCTTGTGGCTGTTTTTAATATCCGGGATCAGATACTGGGCTTGGCTAGATACAAAACCTGCTTCTTCAAACGAGCTTTCAATGGCTTCATTGGGTAGTACATCCTCTGGACGAATGAGATCGTCCTCAACCGAATCAGGAAGGCTAACAATTTCCGGCTGTTTGTCGAGCAGACCAGGTTGGAATGGCTCACTGCTTTCACCCTTAATCCCTGGGGTGAGTCGAACAGCGGATAGAAAAGTCTCTTTTGACCTTAATACGCTGTCGAGCATGTCCCGTTTCAATAACGATACGAGCAGAGCGCAGGTTCTCGCTTGGCAATTGATCGATTTTTCAGGGTTAAATTCAATGTCAGAGAAACCTTTGTACTCGAATAGACGGGTCAGGTAGCTCTTGTGCGGCTGTAGAGCAGTTAAGTATAGCCAATCGTAGAAGCTCGTTTTTGGTTCTAGTGGCCATACGTCACCAAAAAAATCAAATGCGATTAACCGCCCCGAATTTTTAAGTCGCTCATCGCGTTTTGCGGATCTGCTATCGGTTTTGTATAAGTCAGTATACGGCCCACCACGCTCAAACACTTTGCTGCCTTGAAAAGCGCATTCGATACTGATTTCACCTACAGGTGTAGATATCTTTAAATTGAATGCGCTTAGGCGCTGCCCGAGTTTATCCTCGGATTTGGTGGATACTTCCAATACAGGGGAAAGCCCTTTGCTAGAAGCAGCCTCGTGCATGGCCACAATATTCTTTTTTTTCTGGCTCGCTGCGAAACCGCCCGCCCAAGTAAAGGATACTGGCACTTCCTCAACCATTTTGTTGGGCTCTGGGCTGGGTGTAAATATTGGGCGACTAGCCATTTTCATAACCTAGGATATAATCAACCGGCACGGCATGTGGGATCAGGATTTGACTTTTTCTCGCTGCTAGCTTGCGTTCTTTATTGCCTTCAGCATTGAAGGGTAGAAATTTGTAAATACCCTCAAGGTCTATTTGTGCTTTAGCTTCGTCATTTTCAAGAAGTGCTGCACCAGCTTGGTTTGCTACTTCCTTCGTGTATCGGATATTCGGATTAGATAGTATTGATGAGCAGATTTTGATCCAAGTAGCAGCGTTGATTCGTCCGTCTTGTTGCGCTGCGTGGAGCATCGGATGGTCTTTTGAAAACGCTAGATGTACGTAGGCATCGAGTCCGCTACGCTCGTCCGCATCATGGCTCCACTTGTTTCCGCCTGGGGCTGAGGGGGTGATTTTTGATGCTTTGAGAGCGGATAGGGAAAGCAGCCCATTTTTTTTAATAGACGGTATGTTCGTTGTATCCGTGAAATGCCAAAGATGATCGATACCGTATTTTTTCAGTGCTGCCTGCATAGCCTCGCTTCCTTTGCATTGCCGATTTTGGAATGAAATTAATCGCAAGGTTTTGGTATGTCAATGGAGGATGCGGATTGGCAGCATGAGCCTTCGACCATTGCAGCGGCTTTGGGCGGTACGTTGCGGGAGGGTGGCAGGGAGCCGGCTCTTCAGTCCTGAAGTTCTCCTGCACGCAAGAAGGCCACTGAACAGCACTGCCACCTCTATGCAGGATTGCTGGAATCCTCCTCAGCGCTAGTCTCCTCAAGGAGCATCGACTCATACCAACCGCAAGCCTAGTCGTCATCAAATTTGCACCAGGGGGAGGATCGCTTGACACAGAATGAACGTTTCCCCCTGGCCTGAAATGCGGCATAGCAACGAAAAATTCTCTCCGACCACTTCAGAAAATGTCATCAAAATCGTTCCGCAACCACTGACTGAGTGGTTGAGTATGGCGGCCTGCAGATGATCTGAAGAACCTTGCATGCGGAACACAAAATGCTGTAACCTATTGAAATACAGAGTTTTTGTGGTCGGATTGCAAATCCGCTTACGCCGGTTCGATTCCGACCTCGGCCTCCACATTTAAAACCCGTAAGATCAACGTCTTACGGGTTTTTTTGTGGGCGAAATTCAAGCAGTCACTTCCGCGTCCGATGAAATCACTCGCGCGAAGATCGAAGCGGAGAGATCGAAATAGCCTATCAGGTATGGCCCACTGACACGGTTGACACGGTTACCCTGTGTGGCATCATTAACGGACTACTCAGCCCGTACGCAGTGATTCAGTTCGCTGGCCGTTGGGGTGAAGAAACCGGCCCCGTGCTGGTTTTTTCGTTTCCAGGGACTGAAAAATTTGCGCACAGCTTGCTTTGTCGATGGCTACAACCTTTTCTACGGCCTTCTTGCGGATGCACCCTACAAGTGGCTAAACCTCCACTCACTTCTGTCCCTCATTCTGCGCGTCGAAAACCCCGCGAACACGCTTGAGGCCACCTCGTTCTTCACCTCCGGTGTCATTCCGTCTCTGGAGAGCCGTGGGAGCCTTTCCAAGGAAGCACAGGACGCCTACATCCGCGCACTCAAGGTCAGCGATGTAGAAGTTTTCCTGGGAAGACATCAGTTGGAGCCTCGGTACGCGCCTCGGTACGTCGACCACAGAACGCCTGCCTCCAGAGCTGATCAGGTGGGGATCTGGAAACTGGAAGAGAAAGAGACTGATCTCCACATAGCAATCAGCATGTACCGTCTTGCCGCACGTCAGGCGGCTTTACCGCCGGAGCAGCGTATCGATCAGATCGTGCTGGTTTCAGCTGACACGCCTGCATTGAAAGCATTGCGAGAAGACTTTGCGGACCTGTGCCTGGGCGTGATCCTTCCACACAGGGAAAGCCACAAACGCAAAGCTCCCGGATCTTTGAGACAATATGCGCATTGGATGAGGCACGTCGTCACTGACGATGAGCTCGCCAGCCACCAGTTTCCTAATCGCATACCCACTCGTAAAAAACCTGTCGACAAGCCCGCGTACTGGTGATCGGTGACTAATCACTGCCGACTGACAATGATGCGTTTCCTGATGCAGTAGGATATTGATTTTCAGAGCTTTTTTATTCGCAAGAATATCAGGGCTCGAAGCATTTAGACGCCATTCAAGCTTGCTTCACCGGGTAGGGATGTATATATTCCCACCTCTTGTCGGCACCCACAGCTTATCAGTCGGGCTGCTCTGACAACGCACACGTGCTGCCGCCCTGATGGTGAAATTGGTAGACACACCGGACTTAAAATCCGTCGTCCGAAAGGATGTGCCGGTTCGACTCCGGCTCGGGGCACCAATTACGATTCCCAAGGGCGCTCAGCCCTTATCAAAAAGCCTCGCTGGCCTGTGCCTTGCGGGGCTTTTTGCAATCAGTGCTTGCCAACTCCTCTCATGCCTACACGCAATATTTGGTCCATTCACCAGCACATTTTGAGTTCGATTGCCTAGGTAATGTACTAATGCCCATAACAGACACGGCCTACAGGCAAACCAAGCCGCGAGATAAGGACTTCAGCATTAGCGATACGGGCGGTCTGTCACTGTTCATTTCAGCGAAAGGCGCGAAATCGTGGCACGTCCGTTTTACCTGGCACGGGCGATAGCCGAGGATCTCGCTGGGTACCTACTCAGAAATTTCCTTAAAAGAAGTCCGCGACCGAAGGGACCAGGCTCGCCGCCTTACTTGGTACCACTCCCGCGGCAGGCGGTGGTTGAGATACGCAAGGTGATGGAGATGACCGGCGTGTAGCTCATCTGGTCCTGTTCGATGAAGCCGCGCGCGCCCGCTTCGGCACGGTGAAGCACGTAGGTGCTGAAGTCGGCCAAGGAGTGCGTCGAGTAGGTTCCACGAAAGCAGCTGCGGCCACGTTGGTATTCTCCATATTCAGCACTTTCGCGCCGTCCGGCAAAATCGCGGTGGGCGCGAAGGTGTTCAGCGACTTACCGGAGGCCTCCAGCGCGGTGTCGCTCATGAGTTGAATCGCTTCTTTGGTCGGGGGCATTCGTCATTCCTCTTCGTGAGGGAAGGGCGGGCGGCTTAGCGTCCGCGTTATCAAGCATCACTGCCTTCTGGAGCGAACGAAGTTGCGAGCGCTGAACCTCGAGTTCCGCAGTCGACTTGGCGCCGCTACGCGGCGATGCTTCAAACTGTTTCATCTGATTGATGAAAGCAGTCGACACCATGCCGTCAGCGGTTTTACCCGCGCTGCGTGCGCTTGTTTCCACCTCTTTGAGTGCGGCAGGTAGCGGCGCCGTTCCTTTGCCGACCTCTTTCAATGCGGTGGACGACGAGTCACCAAGGTCCTTAACCGCATCTTCAGCCCGGACAGCAGCCGTTGTGAGCTTTTCCAGATCGGTCGCAGCCTTGGCTGCTGGGCTGGAATCGATGGCAATGCCGAGAGTTGCGAGATCGTTCATAGCTACCCTTTTCCTAGATCGCGGCAATAAAAAACCCGCCGAAGCGGGTTTGTAAGTGCGGTATTTCGTTACTTCACGCTATCGCATGAAGGCATTGCCCTCAGTCGCAGCTGTGGATCGGATATCCGCATAACCCTGGCCATACAGGTGTCATAGGTCTCGCCGGAGTTGAGGGTAGGGCTGACCGCTAAGAATCTACCTCCGTAGACAGTACCCCCATTCGCTACACAATCGAAATTTTGAGGATCTTTCAAGCGTACCGCCTCCCCCCAGACCTGCGGTCTTGCCCAGGCAAACGCGCCTATTTTCATTCGCTGTTTTTTATCTACCACCGCGTCGGCGCCAACTCCCCTTGCCACAGTCACCAGCTCCGCATTGACGCCCGCATACCCGCCGTACCACTGCTGATTGGCTACCGCCCTACCAAGCAGCACTGAGTCCACCCCGTCAGGCAAAGGCTTGGGAAGCAAGCAAACAGGGCCCGTATATGCAGGCAAAGGAGGCGATGAATTTTTCCACTTCTGAACTACGGACTTACCACTGCAGCCAGCGAGCGCTGCGGCCACCATCAAAATGACAATTCCCTTCATTACGACATCCTCGGTTGAGAGGTGGCAAATCTAACACCCGCCCTCTCACTTGATACAAACAGGGCGACAAGGCATCCTGCACGTCCTCAAGCAAGGAGCACAAAATGAAAGGGATTATCTTATCCAGCGCACTACTGCTCAGCCTTGCAGCCCTGGCCGGTTGTACCACGGCGCAGAAAATCAGCAGGCCGGACGGCACAACCGAATACCAGATCGCATGCGGAGCTGCCACGGGATGGGGGATCTGCTACAGCCGCGCCGAAAAGCTTTGCCCAGGCGGCTACCAAACGGTGAACGAAGACGCCGGATTCAACCGAAAAGAGCTGAGGATCAGCTGTGGCAAGGCCACGCACTGATTCATAGGGCCTGCCGCCTCGCAGCCCATGTGAACGCATCCTTAAGTCAACACTGACCGGCAAGGAATGTTGAATGCCCGCACTCACCTTCAAACTCATTGGTCACACCAAGCGGGACGATGGTCTGATAGGCGATATCACCTTGAGGTGACAGATAGCCGGAGCGGCAAGATCGCGACCATCTGTCGAGCCCAGGGATCTTGCCTCGGCCCGGAGTACGAAACAGATACTTCTGGGCAGGTGAATGTTCTACAGCGCTACTCGCGGGGAGCACGATCTGCTGTTGCTCGCGATGTTTGATCCGGAGCGCGCTGCAGTCCATCTCTAACTGTAGAGCGGCCATCCTGCACTTCCCATTAATGACTGAACACTAATCAATGTCCATCGATACGCATAGCATTACGGGCCTTCTCATCTGGTTTTGGGAGAATGCGGCCACAGCGATCTGGGGCGGCATCTCTCTGGCAGTCGCAAACAGATGCCTCAAGAGATTTCAAGATTGGGCTGTAGGCCTCCCAACCGCTATCCGCAACGCCTCCCGTAGATCAGGCAACCCGGTCGCATATCTACGGAAGCTGAAGCTGAAAGACATACGCCAAATTCGACGCTTCCGCTTCAACGATATGTGGATCGCTAGAGAAGTCAGTCGAGGCAACGCCGCTCTCATTCTCTTCGGGCTGAGCTCAGGGTTCTGGCTCATGGCGCTGGGCTTGAAAGAGCAAATGGTCGTCTCAGGACAGTTGCTCTCAACAGATGCGACGACAGTCTTGATTTCGGCTTTCCCGGCGTACGTCTTCGAGGTGATGTGGCTTTACAGATCTTCCCGCGCCAACCGTCTAATTGACTACCGACAGAAATCGAAGCTCTGGCGCTTTCGCCGCTAACTGATGGCCAGATGCTCGAATGGACGGACGCGGCCAGGCTCTAGTGATTGCTAGGGCTGGACGAGGCCGAATTCTTCGGTCTTTTCGATGCCGGCAGGTTCTCGGAGGATGGAATTCAAATAGTAAGAGGGGTGGGGTGATCGTCGGCAGGATGCACGGCAGTGATTGAGAAACAGTACAGCAATCTGTACATCGTTTTCAGGTGGGGCAATTTATTCCCAGTAAATACAGGGGGAAAGTGCTTGGGATCGACTCCGGCTCGGGGCACCAAACGCATTGCGACGAGTGATCCTTCATTACTTCCGATTGCACACATACCCAAGGAAACCGGCCTACGAGCCGGTTTTTTTGTGCTTGGGTTATCCCGCGTTCGCCTCCTGACCGCAGCGTTTCGGAATATCTTTGCGTATATTTCTGGCTGAATTGATGCACGTGTAGTTCGAATGGGCAGGATTTTGACGATGAAGAGTGTACCGGCTCATGGCCATATTCCTTTTGTTGTATTCTCCCGGTCCCCAATCTGTCACCCAACAAGGATGTACCGATGCGTATCGCTTTGATCGCTGGTCTGCTCGTTTCGCTTAGCGCTTGCTCCACCCACAAGAATTTCTACGCGACGGGTGGAAGCCGCGCGGACGGTGTTATCGATGTGGCCTACGACTTCAATAGTCTGGAAACGCCGGTGGTCGACAACAATCAGGCATATACCATCGCCAAGTCAAAGTGCGCGTTGTGGGGCTATCCCGACGCTGAGCCGTTCGGTGGCAAGACGCAAACCTGTCAGGCTCGGCGAGGTTTTGGCGAGTGTTCGGCGTGGCAGGTTTCGATCAAGTATCAGTGCCTAGGCAATTTGGGGCAGGTGTCGCAGCCTGTGAATTACTTGGAGTCTGGCACGCCGGTGGCTCCTGCCCCGGTGCGAGCGCAGTCCTATGCACCAAACGCTGCTGCTGCGCCGCAACCGATGAGCAAGGAAGATTTCCAGCGCGAGCAAGTACAGAAGTTGATGCAGGACAACGTTTCGTATGAGGAGTATCAGCGGCGGTACAGGATAATTATGGGGCAGTAGTCATGCTTCGATGACAACTCTATTCGTGCTTCTGGCCCAGTACGATGGCCGGATCATCATTCCGTTGGAGCGCATCTGCTCCGACTACTTTATCTCAACGATCCACCCGGGCTAAAACCGCGCTATACATTGTATGACTCCGATGAGGCTTTGCTTAAGATCGACGCCGAACAGGCGGGCATCAGATCCCCGCCAAAACCGCCTGTAAAAACGGCGCCGTGCGGCTCGCCTTGGCCTTCGCCACTTTCTCCGGCGTACCGCTGGCGACGATCTTGCCACCTTGATCGCCTGCGCCCGGGCCGATATCGATCACCCAGTCACTCTGTGCGACGACGCGCATTTCATGCTCGACGACGATGACGCTGTGGCCGTTGTCGACCAGTGCGTTGAGTTGCACCAGCAGACGGTCTACGTCGCTGGGGTGCAGGCCCGTGGTGGGTTCGTCGAGCACGTAGAGGGAGGCGCCGCGGGCATTGCGTTGCAGTTCTGTCGCCAGTTTAATGCGTTGGGCTTCGCCGCCGGACAGCTCCGTCGCGGGCTGGCCGAGGCGCAGGTAGCCCAGGCCAATGTCGCGCAGTACGGTCAGGGACCGCCGCACCGCAGATTGCTCGGCGAACACTTCCACAGCCTGGTCGACGGTCAGTAGCAGGACTTGGGCGATGTTCAGGTCTTGCCAGCGTACGGCCAGTGTCTGGGGGTTGTAACGGGCGCCGTGGCAGGTCTGGCAGGGTGCATAGACGCTGGGCATGAACAGCAGCTCGACGCTGACGAAGCCTTCGCCCTCGCACACCTCGCACCGACCCTTGGCGACGTTGAAGGAAAACTGCCCGGCGTCGTAACCGGCGGCTTTCGCATCTTCGGTGGCGGCGAACAGTTTGCGCACGTTGTCGAACAGCCCGGTGTAGGTGGCAAGGTTCGAGCGTGGGGTTCTGCCAATGGGTTTCTGGTCGACCTGGACCAGGCGTTTGATCGACTCGAGGCCGCCTGCGATACGGCCCGTTGTGGGTTGCGGCGTGTCGTCTTCCAGGCTCGGCTCTTCCTGGTCACTGCTGGCGCTGGTGCTGCCCAACGCTGCGCCGACCAACTCCAGTAACGCCTGGCTGACCAGGCTGGATTTGCCTGAGCCGGAAACGCCGGTGACGGAGGTGAAACAACCTAGCGGAAATTCGGCAGAGACGCCGATGATGTTGTTGCGGGTGATGCCTTCCAGGCGCAGCCAGTGCTTGGCTTTGCGCCGGTCTGTGCGCAACTGGCTGTGCTCGGCGAAAAGGTGCAGGCGGGTGCGTGACGCCTGGATCTGTGCGAGGCCCGCGGGCGGTCCGCTGTACAGCACGCGGCCGCCGTGTTCGCCAGCTGCGGGCCCGACATCGACCAGCCAGTCGGCGCGGCGCATGGTTTCCAGATCGTGCTCGACGACGAACAGCGAATTGCCGCCGGCTTTGAGTTGTTGCAGTGCCGCGAACAGGGCTTCGCTGTCAGCCGGGTGCAGGCCGGCTGAGGGTTCGTCGAGCACGTAGATCACGCCGAACAACTGCGAACCCAGCTGTGTCGCCAGGCGCAGGCGCTGCAGTTCGCCCGACGACAGCGTCGGCGTGCTGCGGTCCAGTGCCAGATAGCCCAGGCCAAGGTCGGTCAGTGTGCTGACGCGCCCGAGCAGGTCCTGGGCGATGCGCTGGGCGGCCAGGCGTTTCTCGATCGACAGGCTGGGGTTGGCCGGATCGTCGCAGGCGCTTTCCATGGCCACCGGCTGTAGCACTTCGGCCAGGCGAATCAGCGGCATCTGCGACAGCTCGCCGATGTCCAGGCCGGCGAAGGTCACTGACAGGGCTTCACGTTTCAGGCGTTTGCCATCGCAGAGCGGGCAGGGGCTGCCGCGCATGAACTGCGAAACGCGCTTTTTCATGAGGGCGCTCTGCGAATGAGTGAAGGTGTGCAGGATGTAGCGTCGCGCGCCGATGAAGGTGCCTTGATAGCTGGGCTCGAGTTTACGTTTGAGGGCGGTGCGGGTCTCTTCCGGTGTCAGGCCGGCGTAGACCGGGGCAGTGGGTTGTTCTTCGGTGAACAAAATCCAGTCGCGCTGTTTTTTCGGCAAATCGCGCCAGGGGATGTCGACGTCGTAGCCGAGGGTGACCAGAATGTCACGCTGGTTCTGGCCCTGCCACGCCAGCGGCCAAGACGCCACGGCCCGCTGGCGAATGGTCAGCGAGTCATCGGGCACCATAAGTTCTTCCGGCACTTCATAGACCCGGCCCAGGCCATGGCATTGCGGGCATGCGCCCTGGGGCAAGTTGGGCGAGAAGTCTTCGGCATAGAGCATCGGCTGGCCGTCTGGGTACTGACCGGCGCGGGAATAGAGCATGCGGATCAGGCTCGACAGCGTGGTCACACTGCCCACCGATGAGCGCGTGCTGGGTGTTCCCCGTTGTTGTTGCAGCGCTACGGCTGGCGGCAGGCCTTCGATGGAATCCACATCGGGCACACCGACCTGATCGATCAGGCGCCGCGCATAGGGCGCAACCGATTCGAAATAGCGGCGCTGGGCTTCGGCGTACAGTGTCGAAAACGCCAGGGATGACTTGCCTGACCCCGAGACGCCGGTGAACACCACCAGGGCATCGCGAGGGATATCGATGTCCACGTCCTTGAGGTTGTGCTCGCGGGCGCCGCGCACTCGCACAAAACCGGGCTGGTCGGGGGCAACGGTGAAGGTCGCGGGTGATTGGGTGGTGTCGTCAGGCAGGTGTGGCGAAGTGGTCATCGAAGGGCCCAGGGTCGAAGGATTTCAGCAGCCAGCTTACCGGTTGAACGGGCAGCTTGCTGGTTCATGTTTTCTGTTCGCTGGCCATTTGCAGGGCCTCGGCGGCCTGCAAGCCTTTGAGAAATCCGGCCAGTGCCGCCTCTTCAAGGCGCAGGCCCTTGCGTTGGCGCAGGCGTGGCAGTTTGGCCAGCTCGCCCACGACAAAGGCCTCCAGAACGGCCGGGTGGATATAACACTTGCGGCACACCGCGGGCGTATTGCCCAGCAGGCGGGCGACTTCCTTGACCATGGCGACGATGTGTTTCTTGGCGTCGGCCTCGGGCTCCCAGTCCAGTTTACGCAGGGTGGCCAGGGCCATGGCGCTGCCGGCCCAGGTGCGGTAGTCCTTGGCAGTGAAGTCGGCGCCGGTCAGGTCGTGCAGATACTGATTGATGTCCGAGGAGCTGACACTGTGGCGCTGGCCTTCGTCGTCCAGATACTGGAACAGGTTCTGGCCCGGCAGCTCCATGCAGCGCTTGATGATGTTGGCCAGGCGCCGGTCAGTCACGCTGACTCGGTGCTCGACGCCGCTCTTGCCGCGAAACTCGAACAGGATCTTGTTGCCGTGGACATCGACGTGCTTGTTGCGCAGGGTGGTCAGCCCATAGGAACGGTTGTCGCGGGCGTACTGGCTGTTGCCGATGCGAATCAGCGTCTGGTCCAGCAGCGACACGACCGCCGCCATGACCTTCTCGCGCCCCATGCCAGGCATCGCCAGTTGCGCCTCCAGCTGCTTGCGCACCTTGGGCAGCACCAGCCCGAACGCGATCATGCGCGAGTATTTGTTCTCGTCGCGCAGCTCCCGCCAGCGCGGGTGATAGCGGTATTGCTTGCGGCCTCGTGCATCACGACCCGTGGCCTGCAAATGACCGCGCGGATCGGCGCAAATCCAGACATCGGTGTAGGCAGGGGGGATCACCAGGGCATTGATGCGCTTGATTTCGGCCTCATCGCGGATGCGCTCGCCGTCGCGGTCGAAGTAGACAAACTTGCCGCGCAGGATCTTGCGCGTCAGCCCCGGCTGGCTGTCGTCGACGTAGTGCAGATCCTTGGGCAGGTCTTCCCTTGATGTGGCATCGGGCAT